TGAGAGGTTGCGCCGAGAGCGCCGCCGAGACCGCCCGGAGCGCCGCCTGGAGCGCCGCCTGGAGCGCCGAGAGCGCCGCCGAGACCGCCCGGAGCGCCGCCTGGAGCGCCGCCTGGAGCGCCGAGAGCGCCTGGAGCGCCGCCTGGAGCGCCGCCGAGAGCGCCGAGAGCGCCCGGAGCGCCGCCCGGAGCGCCGCCTGGAGCGCCGAGAGCGCCGCCGAGAGCGCCGAGAGCGCCCGGAGCGCCGCCCGGAGCGCCGCCGAGAGCGCCCGGAGCGCCGCCGTTGAGATCCTCGAGCGCTAGTCCTCGACGTGTGGCAGCGGCAGCGCAATCCCACGCCTCTTCAGCTCCGCCTCGAGATCGCTCGCGCTCAGCTCCTTCACCGCCTCACGCCCAAGTGCGAGCATCTCGCGCTCGTAGTCCTCATCGGACAGCGTTGCCATGCCGGCGGTCTTTGCCATCATCGTCAGCTTCACGCGCTCGCGCTCCTCGGCCAGGATGGTCGTGTACCCAGTGCTGTAGCGCTGAAACGCGCGGCACCACTCGCGGTCTGGCGTCCCCGCCGGCGTAGTATCCGCAGGGATGACCATCCTCTGGCCGTCAGCGTCGTACTCGATCCGCGAGTCCAGCGACTTCTCCAGCCGCTCGCGCAGCTTCGTCAGCAGGTCGGTGTGCTTCGGTGTCTCGCGGCGTAACCAGTCGTTTGCTGTACTCACTACTCTCAGCCTAGCGTCTGCAGCACCTGCCTGACAACTGAGTACGTCGGCGTCCCCGTGTCGTTCGTGCTCACCATGCGACATCGGTGGCCAGCCGGGACGCGCCACTGCACCTGCATCGTGTTCGAGCTCTGCAGGTTCAGCCCGATGGTCAGCGTCCCCGTGCTCTCGCTCTGCACTGTAACCACGGATGTGGTCGGAGTCGCGCTGGCGTCGCACTGGAGGTCGACGTGGCCAGCTGCGCCACCTGAGAGCGAGAGCGTCGTGATGATCTTGATGCTCGCCGTGTAGATCGTATCCGCGGTCGTCGAGAACTGCACAGCGCTGCCACCGATGGTCAGCGTTGGCGTTGACTGACCGACCACAACCGCCCCGGGTCCGGTAGCGCCGGTCGCCCCAGTGGATCCAGTCGCACCGGTAGCACCCGCCGGACCCTGCGAACCGGTAGAGCCTGCCGCACCCTGTGGACCCGTGGGCCCCTGCGGCCCCTGCGGACCAACCGCGCCCTGCGGACCGGTCGCACCAGTCGGTCCGGCAGGCCCGGTCGGTCCCTGCGGTCCGGTGATGCTGATGTCCGGGTTAACCTCCCACCGGTTGTCCGTCGTGCCCTCAACAACCCCGTCGACAAGGATGGCGGCGTACGCCGCCTGGCTGCTGGGACCGAAGCTGAATCCAGCACTCGCCACGGCCAGCACGATCAGGTCACAGCTGCCATCCGTTCTCACCCTGCTCACCACCGCGCTGTACACGTGCGTCGAGTCGTAGTGGTAGAGCACGCTCTGGCCGGTTACCGGCGTCGAGGCCTCCGCAGTGGCAGTGATCAGCCCGAGAAGGATCAGAACAACGATGAGATGCTTCATGAGGAGCGTCTTACACCGACGCTCCGGCGCTGATCAAGCGTTCTTGCGCTCCGCGTACCGCTTCCGGTTGTACGCGGCCATGGCCGAGCTGCACATCTCACAGCGGCATTTGCGGTTGGTGTACCCGCCGATGGTTCCGTGCGGCGTTGGCGGCGCTGGCGGACGCCCGCGCAGCCTGCCGGCCCTGTAGTCCCTGCCGTATGCCCGGTTGTAGCTGCGCTGAGCTTCCACGCATGGCTCGCAGCGACATCCATGCTGCTGGTATGTATATAAAGATCCGTGCTTCATGCCACCACCATGCGGCATATCAATATCCATGTCAATTCCATGTTGACATCCACCATAAAGTGACGCATCGTAGCGGTATGTCGAATCCAAACGTCGCCATCCGAAGGTACAACGACATGGTCAACAGCCGCGAGGTGTTCAGCGCGCTCGAGTGGCTGGCCATCGAGCGCTGGCTGTTCTCCGAGGCCGAGCCGCTCGACGGCGAACACCGCTACTTCGTCATGAGCCGGGCCAACGATGCGCAGTTCCGCCGCGAGTGGGCGGAGCACGAGGCCCGCAATGTCGCGGCGATGCAGGCGGCGTACCCATGGATGGCGGCGCAGGCGTAGTTATGAACAAACGCACGTTCACCGCCGAAGAGATAGAGGACGCCGAACTTACCATGGTCGCCTGCAGTCCGTGGCGACACGGCACGACCCAGACGCTCGTCTTCGCGCACGAAGACAAGCACTGGAGAATCATCGTCAACTTCCATCACAGCGAAGGTTGGCAGATCTACGACGAAGAGAACATCGAGGCCGTTGAGGTCATCGAGATCGACCGCCAGGTCAAGGTGTGGGTGGTCACGTGATCCGCGTCAGAGGAACCGACGGACGATGGCGCGACGCGGTTCGTGAGCCAGCCCAGCCCAGACGTCACCGTGAACCGCGCCGCGAGTCCCGCATGACCACGCGGATCGCCCGGCGCCGGCAGATCCTGCTGTCACACCTGGATGCGAAAGTCTGGTGGATGGGCGGATGCACGGATGGGACGCTGTGATCGACCTCGCAGCCGCCATCGCGGTCAGCCTTGGTCTTCCGCTGCTCACCGTGGTTATCGCTGACCTGATGTTGTCCGCCGCGAACCGCCGCCACGAGGCCGATCTGCTACCGACTGCGCGGGTGGTGCGGCGGTGAACATCGATGCATTCGCATGGTGGCCAAATCGCAAGAGCCGGATCGGCCAGTCCGTCGCATCACTCAAGCCTCCTCACGTCAACGGTAGACCATGGTGGACGACGCCACCCGTCGCCGCGATGACCATTACCCAGTGGTGCGCCGCTCTGCTCCTCGTCGCGAGCCTGGACCTGCCATTCCCCGAGTACCACCGCCACTTCAAGGCGCGGCTGGACCTGTCAAGGTGCTTGCGTGGCCTCGGCTAGAGCAGCGGAGCGCATCCCAGCGGGCCCGGCGTTGCGTCGCGCACCGACGTCAGCGGTCCGGTAATGCCACGACCCACGGCCACGTTCCAGCAGACGATGCCAGCCGAGGCCGTGTTCCCGCTCGAGCTCGCCGTACCCACGCCGCCGTACGAACCGGACAGCCCCAGCATCCCGTGGAGCGGCCCGGTCCACGTGTTGTCGGCCACCACGATGTCCGTGGCGCGGATGCCCGGGGCCGCGTTCGATCCGCCTCCTGCCACGAGTACACCGTACGTGTTGCCCACCGCGCCGGTGTACGTCACGCGGTTCCGCAGCACGGACAGCCCGACGAGACCAACGGTATCAATAACGTGGTCGCCGGTCTGCTGCTCGAGCGTGTTATCCGCCACCACGACGTGATCTGGCGTCCCGGTCCCGTGCGGCACGGCGCGGATGACCGCCCCAGTGCCGGCTGCTGCCGTCCGCGTGAGCGTGTTGTGGTCGATGGTGACGCGCGAGCTGTCCTTGCCGATGCCGATGACCGGGACGCCCGTGGTCTGCGTCAGCACGACGGTGTTGTGGTCAATCTGCACGTCGTCGCTCTGGTACACATCGATGCTGCGGCCCTGTAGGATGTTGCCCGTCACGCGCGCGTGGTCGACGAGCTGCAGCTGAATCTCGACTACGCCGTGCGGTCCGGGCGACAGCTCGAATCGGTTGAACGCGATGAGCACATCGTGCGTGTCGCCGGTACCCTCAAAGTCCAGCGCCGTGTTCCCAGTATCCGAGAAGTGACTGTCGACTACCTGCAGATCGGACACGCCGCTGTGCGCTGCGACGCCGCTTCGATCGCAGTGCGCGAACTCCACATCGTGGATACGAGCACCGCTAACCAGCCGCCCGTCGTTGTACGCCACGAACTGGATGCAGTCGCCGCGCTTCCAGCCGTCCAGCACTGGATGGTCGATGGTCACGCGGTACACACTCGGCGACGTCGACGGCCCCAGCACCCGCACAGCGTGGGTCTGCTCACCAGTCTCGGTCACGCTCGAGGTAGTGCGCAGCGTCAGGTCGTGCAGCGACGGAGATGCACCGGTCAGCCGGATACCCTCCCAGTCCTGGCTACCGGCCGAGCCGCGGAACCGCACCGTGGTCGCCGCTGCGCCATCACCGTAGATCTCACAGCCATCCGCCGTGACCATGGCGTATGGCCGCCGCGCCGGCGGCGTGAACGGGATGCTGTCCACGTCGTAGACGCCGGCCGGCAGGTACGCGCAGTGCTGCGGCGCGTCGCACGCGGCCTGGATGGCACCTCGGTCGTCGAGGCCGTCATCCGGGACCGCGGCGGTGGGACAGGAGGACGCGAGGGATGCCACCACGGAGGACGTCGGTGACGTGGAGCATGCCGCGAGGACAGCGATGAGAGCGATTCTGAGCATGAGGCGGATCTTAGCATGCTTGACATGGTACGAATCGTACCCTATGCTGTGGTCATGATGAACAGCGAAGCCCTCCGCATCCTCGCCACCATGACCACGGTCACCGCCGACACCATCGCCGAGCGCGACATCGAGGTGGCCCTGATGTGCTACGAGCCGGCCATCGAGGACCTGAACCTCCGCGTGGCGCTGATCGACGCGTGCGACGTGCTCCGCGATGACAACCGCGACGATCCGTACACCAGCACGTGCCTGGACAGCGCGGCCCGGGTCATCAACGCGATGATTGCAGCCCGGTAACCGACTGAACCCGTTACATCCCCCTCCCCAGCGTACAGCTAGTCCGCGGGACCGGCTCTGCGTGCTCGAGGCATGTCAGGCTCGCCGCCAGCCTCGGTGACCTCGGTGAAGTCGTCCGCTGTCATTCCCGGCATGGCGATAGAGAGTCCCTCGGCGAGCCGCTCGCGAGCGCGCAGCTCAATCTGCCGCGTCCGCTCGCGGGTGATGCGCAGGATGGTGCCGATCTGATGCAGCCGGTGCGAGCCGCGATCGGCCACGTCAAGCGAGCAGCTCTCGGTGAGGCTCTCGAGCTCGCCGGGGTAGTTGTGCTTGAGGCCGCCGAACTCGGTGATATCCAGGTACAGGTGATGCCGGCAACTGACCCAGGGGCAGGGCCGAGGTGCCCCCTCGCAGTCCGCGCGGGTGAGCGGTCGCTGCTCGGTCGGCGCATCCGTATCGGCTGCCGCGCGGCCAGCTTTGACGGCCTGCAGCATGTGTTTGCGCATCACCGTCCTATGTCCAGACCCGCTTAGCCTGCGAATCACCCTGGCCACGCGTACGCGCGTTTTTCTCCATGCCCGGTGGAAGACAGCAGGCCACGCCAAAAACGCAGCCACGGGCTCGCCAGGCACCATTTCAGCGATGTCATAGCCGGCCGCGCTGCCGCAATCGCTCACCGCGACCTCCGATAGGCATCCAGCGCAAACCTGGCCGCCATGAGCCTGGTTTGCTGGGCAGGTTTCAGGAACTGGTGCGGGTCGACCAGGTCCAGCAGGTGCTGCAGATGTTCAGCGAGCACCTCGCCGTCGCGCTCGAGCCGTACCGCATCCACCGCAGCGCCGCAGCTGTCCGACGGGCACTCATCGAACGACCGGCCAGTCCACCGCAACCCGCAGTGGCCGCAGCGCTGGAAGCTGAGATCGCTCATGCCCACCCCCGGCGCTGGATACGGCGTTGACGCTGTTGCCGCTTGAACTGCCGATAGATTCGCGGATCCCATTCTCTGTCCGACTTGCAGATGCAATACGCCAGCATGCCTTCAAGCATGCGGACGTGAACCATCCCTCGCGGCGGGTGCTCATCGAACGTTTCCCCTCGAACCCAGTCCTCGTAATCGAGGTCGAATATTGACTCACTCACCGGTCAACTCCTTGCGCAGTGCGTCGAGATCCAGCCGAGTCACCGCCAAACGCACCGCAAGTGAGCGGCTGGCTGTAGGGTGATGTGGTATCAGGATTTCTACTACTGAATCCAGCTTACGTAGTTGTTCAGGGTACATTGTCACACATAGAGGTGAAGAGTGTTCGTTCATTGCCCTGGTCCCGATGGTCCCGCGAAAACCCATCTTCGGTCCACCTTTTCACTTATCATATAACTCAGATCCCCCATTGAGTTGAAGACTTATCGGGACCATCGGGACCAATTGGGGTATAGCTGTATGGAATCATTCAGCTGGTCCCGATGATTTATCGGGACCAATATCGGGACCAGCATCGGGACCATTTGACGGAATCTCACAGGTTTTTTTTCAAGAGAGACGAATCCGAACTCCCTGATAGCCCTTCACTCGGCCCGATGGTCCCGATACTGGTCCCGATGTGGTCCCGATAAAACTCGCCGATCGACGCACCGTGGCCAGCTTCGGATGCATGGTGTGGATGTCTCTGCCCATGACAAACCTGGATGCTGGCTTACATCCGCTGCGTTCACACCACCCTACATACAGACTGTAGATTTCAGCGCACGAGGTCCACGAATCAGGGTCCAGCTCCAGGTGCTCATCGAAGAACTCGCCCATGGGATTGGAGATGGCCTCGAGCTCCTCCATCGCTCTCCGGGACGTAGCCGGCACTGTGAACCGCCCCGCCTCTGCGAGGTCAGCGCGACCCTCCAGCGCCCACTGGAGGATGCCAGGGAGCTCGGAGAGGAGAGCAGCCTCCAGACCCAGGTCCTCATTGCCCAGGAACGTCCTGGTGAGGCACAGGATGATGAAGCGCGAGGCCAGGGCGCCGGAGGTGTCGTAGATGCGGGGCAGCTCGTTGGAGAGCAGGAGGACACGAGTGCGGAGGCGGACGTTGATGGCGTCGCGGTTCTTGCGGTTGATGGAGAGCGCGTCCTCGCCGCTGATGCTGAGCAGGCGCTCCGCGACCTGAGCCTGATCGGAGCGGCCGCCGAGGCGAGCATCGCCGATGATGGCCACCGTTTTCCCGACCAGCGGGGCCAGGCCGAACGGCTGCTCGAGCGACTGCAGCGTGGGGTTAACCACGGCCTCGTCACCAAGCAGGGCCTTGAGGATGCGGGCGATGGTGCCCTTGCCCGATCGAGGAGGGCCGATGAGGGCGAAGAGCTTCTGCTGGGACGTGTCCGCGGTAAGCAGGTAACCGAACATCTGCTGCAGGGCCAGGATACTCTCGTTGTCCTCGCCCCATAGCTCGCCCAGGAACGCGAGCCATCGCGCGGGTGGCGGAGCATCCGCGGCGTACTCGCAGCCGATGCAGGTGGTGGAGAAGAATCGCGGGGTCGGCGGTGACAGCGTGAGCCGGTCCACGTCGAGCACGCCGTTGCGGACGGCGATGGCGTCGCCGTCACGTGGATCGCCATCCTCCGCCGAGCACCACTGGGGCGCTGCCCCGCTGAGAGCAGGCATGACGTGGTGGAGCGATTTGGCGAGCTCGCGGACCGTTTTGTTTCTGGAGGTGACGCGGCGGAGCGAGACCGTGCCGTCCTTGCGGCTGATGACTGGGGCCACCACCACGTCCAGGAAGCCGATGATCTCCCGGTCCAGCACCTCATCGTCGTGCTCGACGTAGCGATGGCCATCGTAGCGCCACCACGCTCGCGCCCAGCGGACGAGGGTTGGCTCGCCGTGGAGCTGGTAGCGGAACGCCATGAAGGATTCGGCGAGGCGCACTGGTTCGTCGTTGGCGGCCCGGGGGCCGGTGGGTGCTCGGCGTGATGGGCGCGGTGGTTCGGCGCTCTCGATGGCGATGCGGCGGACGTCGGCGAGCTGGGTGATCTGGTTCGCCCACTGGGGCAGTGGCGGATCGCCGTCGTGAGCGGGCTCGCTGATCATGCGCTCGAACCAGGCGAGGTCGCCGACCTGGGGATGGTCGATGACCGTGTGGTCCGGATCGCGTTCGAGGATTTCGTCGACGAGCGCGATGCGTATGCTGTCGGCGGAGACCGTGGTACCGGCCTCGACGAGGTTGCGGATGGCGGAGAACACCCAGCGTGCGTTGGGATCGCCGAAGTCGATGGCAGACAGGCTGTCGATGGATGATAGGGTGTCAGGATTCCTGATGACAGCGACGACGAGCATGCGCTCGAGGCGCGAATCGACGAGCTGGAGAGTGGAGGTCATGCGTTGGATAACCGTTCAAGCAGTGCGCGAGCGTCGCGCTCGCAGCGGATGAGGGCGTAGATGCCGCCGAGGCGTTCGATCAGCGCCTGACGCTCGCGCTGTTCGGGGCGTTGAATGCCGCGGGCCGTTTTGAGCTCGACCTCGATGTAGCGACCGCGATGGAGCCCGATGAAGTCACCGCCGCCAGGACCGCCGACGCCGTAGCGGATTTTGCGTTCGTCGTCGTACCCGGTGGTGTTCCGCCACAGCACGAGCCCGGTACCACCACACAGAAGCTGGAGGAGCACGGGGGTGAGTTGGGCCTCGGTGATGGTGCCCTGACAGGCGGCGCACTGCCCGTCGTCGGTCCACCGACGTTCGGAGCGAGAGCATCGGCAGGTCATGGCGTCCTCCGGGTCTGGGCTGAGAGGAGTTCGCCTCGCATGCGGGTCTGGGTTCGCAATCGGCGCCATTGGTGCCGCAATCGGTTCCGCTCTCTGCGCTGCGCTGGCCGGATTGGACTCCGATCCGCACGGAAGAACGCGGTGTAATAAGCACAGCCAGAGCGCCAGCTGACGCACTCCTCGCAGCGACACCCATGCTCACAATCGGGCTGACTCACTGCTTCACCGCCGGAGTCAACCGTCCAGCGCGGCGATCCTGTATGCGCAGGCGGCGGTGGTAGTCACGCTCTGGAGTCCAGGTTCCACGGTGTCGAGTACACGCATCTCGCCACTCGAGGCAGTCGTAGCAGTCACACCCATGTTCATGACCCGGCCTGCTCATGGCGTCACCCTCGCGAGCGCGGCGACGAACCCACACAGCTTGCAGTCGATGCCGTGGAACAACCGGCACAGTTCAGCGGTCGGCTGACGATTCCGAAGCCAAGCGTCCGGGTCTCGTCTCACGGCTGCACCTTCGCGAGCGCGGCATGTAGGCGCATCGCAGCATCGCCTCGACGTGCACTGATGCCACGTGTGCCTGGCGCACGCATCGCAGTGTCAAACTCCAGGGCCGCCAGCGCGATCTCGATCAGCACGTCCGCCGCGTTGTGCGTCGCGACGATGCCGTGTGCGTTGGCGTCGTGGTTTGCGATGTACATCTCGCATACGGTTCTGGTCAGGAACTCGTTGACGCCAGGGGCCTCGATCCGCCCATCGCGCTCGAAGTAGGTGAACGGTCCGGCCGTCATCGCCGCCCGCGCCGCGACCAGCTCGCTCAGCTTGATCACGCGGCCACCGCCTGCCGTAGCCGCTGGCGGATTACGATCGCCACCGCGATCCGCTCATCCCTAGCGATGCGTCGGCACTCGGCCAGCACGTCGCCATCCAACCACACCGTCAGACGCTCACGTTTTGGATGCATCCGACAGACGTACCACAGGCGCACGTCGCGCCACCAGCGCTACCGAGCCGGCGGACTCGAGCGCGTGCACGATCCGCCATCACCGGAGCGGCCGACCTTACACACGTAGAACGGACCGCACTCCACCGCGCACGTCGTGCTGGACGTACAGTTCACCGGGCACGACTGGGTGTCGGTCCTGGCTTCCTCCTCGCGCTCTGCGTCATACGCGGCGCGCTCCTCCGGGGACAGCGCGACGCCGCTGATGCAGTTGCCCTTGGTCCACGGGTTCTGCTTCGCGCAGTAGTTGCACGCGGGGACGGCGCAGTCGCCTTGCAGCGAGCACTCGATGCCGCAGGCCTGAGGGATCGGATCCAGCGGCCCCGACACCGGAGTGCGCGTGGCGACGCACGAGCCATGCCATCCCACGCCGATGTCGCAGTGGTACTGCGAGCCACACGTCGGATGACAGTCCGAGTCGTTGGTGCAGTTGGTGTCGCAGGACTTCGTGTCCGTCTGGCCGTCCAGGTCATCGATGTTGGTCGATGGAGCCGGGACAGCGCATGCGGAGAACAGGAGGGCGAGGATGACTTTCTTCATGGACCCGCAGCGTAGCTATTTCACAGTCACGTGCCAACCTGCCGCCGAAAGCTCCGTGGCAACTGTCGTGATGGCGTCGGTCCAGCCGTTCGTGGGGCGGAGGACGAGTTCGACGGGAAGCTTGGCGCAGTTCAGGCTCCACAGGTTCTCGTTCTGAGCGTTGACCACGCCGACCAACTGATCGAACGCACGCCCCTTGGTAATAGCCCCCGGGATGCCCAGGGCCGGGAACCCACCGACGACCACATCGCAGGGGATACCGATGCACTCGATCGTCCAGCCCGCCTTCTCCAGAAGGTCCGCCAGATCGTCGCTGATCGCCTCGAACTGGAGGATGACCGTGGCCCGCGACGAGAGAAGGTCGCTCAGGTCGTTACCGTCAGCGTCGCGGACGAGGCCATCGTCGCCCACGCTGCAGTTCGTGCCCCGGTCATCGGTCTCGCCATTGATGAGGATGTTGCAGTTCGTCATGCCTCATGTATACGCATCGGCACGTTACGTGTCAACACATTGTGTGCGTCGCCGTTTTCGCCAGCGTTGCCCACAGGATGGCATCGCCTGGTGCGATGGCGCGCTTGCACGCCGCGCACTGGCCGTGGCGTTTGCTGACCATCCGAACGAAGAACTCACGCTTAGGCTTGGGCGGCTCGAGCGGCGCGACGCCGACTCCGGTGTCCTGCGGGATGGATGCCGGCGCAAGCGGACGAGCGACACCGCAGTATGGGCATGTTGCAGGTCCAGCGAGGAACACGGATCCGCAGGTCTTGCACTGCGTGATGCTGTCCTTGCGGACGATGGCCTTCCCGATGAGGGAGTACTCGCGCTCCATGTCCGGCGTGCCGTGCTCATGAACGCTGCCGCAGAGGTCGATGATGGTCGCCTGGATCTTGTCCGGATGCGGGCGCAGCACGCGCCCCACGACCTGCAGGAACAGGCCAGCATGGCCGAATCGCCGCGCGAGGATGGCAACGGAGGCGATTGGTGCGTCCCATCCCTCGGTGAGCACACCGACCGAGCACAGCACGCGCAGTTCGCCAACCGCGAACCTGGCGAGCGCGGAGTCTCGAGCCGTTTCCGAGGTACGCCCGCTGACCGTGGCAGCGCCGTCACCGATGGACGCGCAGATCCGCTCGGCGTGGTCGACGGTGGCGCAGAAGATGACCGTGGATTGACCCGCGCCGTGCTGGCGATACGCAGCCAGCGGATCCATGGCGAGCTCGCCGGACTCGAGCAGGGACGGCGGAGCCCAGAACCGAGCCGGAGCGAGGTGGCCGAGGTCCGTCAGTTCGCGCACGGTGGCAGCCACCACGATGTCGTCGAAGATGTCGCCCATCGGCCGGCCGTCGGCGCGCTCTGGCGTGGCGGTGAGCCCAAGGATGCGAGCGTGCGGGTAGGCGCGGGCCAGCGCGGACCAGCCATCAGCGGCCATATGATGCGCCTCGTCGCAGATCAGCAGATCGGCCGGTGGCAGCACGCTGCGCCAGCGCTCGAGCGTGAGCGTCTGTATGCTGCCGATGGTGACCGTCGCATCGCGCGAACCGAGGTCATCCGCTGCCACGATGATGCGCGGATCAGCGACGCCAGCATCGGAGAGTTTGGCCGCGGTCTGGCGGATCAGTTCGCGGCGGGGTGCGACGAACAGCGTGCGGTTGCCGCGAGCCGCAGCGCTGCGGATGATCTCCGCGGCGATCAGCGTCTTACCCGCCCCCGTTGGAGCCACGAGCATCGGCGCGCGGTGTCCGCTGGCGTATGATGCTCGCAGCGCCGCGATTGCCCGCAGCTGATAGGGGCGGAGGACGCTCATCGTGCGGTGAGCAGTGCCTCGATCGCGTGGTCGATCGCTTGCAGTTTGTCGACGTGCCCAGGACCCCATTTGGCGATGATCGCCCTGATAGAGCGCAGCTTCGTGATGCTGATGGAGTTGCACCTATCAGGATCAGGCATCGGTTCATCATGCTCGCATGGAACACCTGGAGGAGAACCACACTCCGAGCATGGCCACGACTTCCAGTCATCGATATAGCTGCTCATGGATCCCAGCCCGTCGCGATCAGCGAGGATGCCTCGGCATAGCACTCGGAGCCGTTGTGGCGATCTGGTCCAAGGTTCCCCCATACGTCCCGATCCCCAAGGATCTCCGAGTGAGCAAATCGCGCGAGCCATACAGAACGTTCACTGAACTCTAGGCCGTCGCCGGCATCACCTGCGGTTCCTGCAGCCAAGTAGAAGAGCAAACGACCGCGTGCATAGTGGTCCGCGCAGCACTGCAGAATGATGTAGGCCTGCTCGCGTTCCTCGTCGGTGTATTCGCTCATTTCTTCCTCTTAGCTGTCAGGGTTGGCGGTGGCAGCCAGCACCGCGGGCAGAGCGACGACTCGCCGCGTCGGGTGACGACGACGAGCAGGACCACGGATGGCTGTCCGCAGCCGGCGCAGTTCATCGCATCACCGCCGCTGCATAGAGTATACGGCTCAGGAGGCCGCCAGGTCGCGGTCGCGGGTTTAGCTCACGGCTAAGTGCTGCTACGTTTACTGCGTGATACGTGCGCAGCCCAGACCATCGATGCACGTGCGCCCGTCGTTTTGGCTCGCAGCTAATATAGAACGGATACGTCACTCGACCACCTCACACAGCGGGATCTCTGTGCCGGCGATCGTCGCATGCATCCAGCCATCACGGATGAGTCCGACCTGTCGATCTGCTTTCAGCAGCGACGACAACTGGAAGCACACTGGGCACACGGTAGCGTATGACGTGAGCCTAATCTCGTACTCGTCGCTCACCGCAGATTCCTCAGCATGACCATGTGGCCGCACTCGAACATCCCGAACGTGAACTGGCCCACGTCCGCGGCGACCAACAAGATCATCTTGCGCATGTCCTTGCGGACCGGCCGTGCACGCCACGGCACGCCCTTCGGCGGACCAGGACGACGAGCACGCAGGGCGAGGAAGCGTTCAGCGCTGGTCATGGGGCATCCTCGATGCTGATGGTGAACCTGTGCACGGTTGCACTGTCACCGTCGCCTTTCAGCGAGCTGATGCGTTCTGCGATGGTGTTGGCCTCAGACTCCACCGTGAACACGCCTCCGATCTTCGGAGGTCCCGGATCGTACGGGTAACTCGTATCGACCAGCACCACGAACACGTCGATCTGCCTCATCTCCGCACCGCCTGATGCTCGCCAGCATGACCTGGGTCAAGCGCACACCTGCGATTGTTCGATCCGCACTCGCAACTGATGCGCTCCTGGCACGAGTCAAGGATGTCCCCGTACTCGGAGATCGGAGCCAGCCGATGTGTCGCATGCCTGGCGAACCAGCTTGCGTCTATGCGTCCCCATGGCGTCGTGAATTCGAGGCCGAAGTCGACGCTGTCGAGCAGCGGAGCGAGTGCACCGATCGCCGTGGCGTGCTTGCACAGCAAGACCATCACATCCTCCTGGTGGTTGGCGTCACCGAAGTAGTGCGTATCTCCACGGTCGAGACAGAAAACGTTCCAGTCGGTGCTCATCGCCGCACCGCCTGATCCGCCCATACCGCGTGCCATGCCTCGGGAGTACTGCGGTCCGGCTCGGGCTGCGGATGAACCGCGGCGAGCTCGGCCTCGGTAGCCGAGCGCCACTTCCGCTTACGGCGGCTCACGTCAGGCTCACGATCCGGTTGAACGCCTCAACGTCGGTGGCGTACTCCTCGCCGAGCGCGCAGAACACGGACTGCCGCGTATCGCCGCTGCAGATGAGCACGATGTCCAGGCTGTACGCCAGCTGAAGCTCCGCCCACGCCCCGCGCGTCGGCTTATCCAGCGGAGGAACGAGGAACCAGACAACGTAAGACTCGCGGATCTCATCCAGGCACCTCAGGGCCCAGACAGACCGCTGCCGATTCGACGACTCACGCGGGTTCGCCCCGTGCTCGCGCACGCTGATCGGCCACGTGGACGAGACCTCGATGCCGGCCGCGACGAGCTGTGCGGCCCAGTAGTCGACGCGCTCGAGTTCCATGGATGATGCTGCGATGTAGACTCTCATGCTCATGCTCCTGGCTTTGGCGGAATCCGTCCGCCGGTGATGCGTCCCGTGCCTCGCGCCGTCCAGCGCTCCGTGCGCCGCGGCTTGCTGTCCTCCTCGATCTTCCCGTTGCGGCAACGTCGACCGAGCGCACCGCAATCGCACTCGTAGCGACCCATCCGGCCGTCGACGGGATTCCATCTGTGGATGTGGTCGGTCACCGCATTCTCCAACCCTCACGTAGCCTGGCCGCTGCCTCGGCGCGACCGAGCGCCCCGATTCCCGGAACAGCGAAGTACGCCTCGCATGCCAGGTGCTTGGCTGCATCACAGTATCCGGCGAGGCCACCGACCTCTGCTATCCCCAGCCAGTCGTACTCCGCGTGGCACGCGGCGATGTCTAAGATGTGGATCGCCTGCTCTCTGATGCTGTTCATCGCACGCTCCCATCGCGGATCAGGGCCTCGGCCTCGGCGTAGAACTCATTCGGCGGGCGGTATGGGTTTGCGGCGTTTGATGCGTAGCATGCCTGTGCAGCCAGACATCTCGCACTACTGCCCCATCCGCCTTGAAGATTATGGGTGGCTGGCGTGTACAATCCGCTCATCCGCCCATGCTCCGTCGCTAGTGCGCTGAGCAGGTTGCACGCTTCCTCCTGGATCTTGGTCATGAGTGCACTGCCGCGTGGATGGCCTGCGGCAGCGTCGGCCACTGCATGAACGCGACGATCGCCAGCGTCAGCGCCAGGACGGACATCGCCAGCAGCAGCGCCGCCGCCCTGCGTATGTCAGAGTCGTCCTCCTGGATTAGGGCGATCAGCGACCCGACACCGATGGCGCTGAACACACTCAGGTTGAGCGAGAGCAGCGCAGCCATGGTTCCGCTCATCGCGCGGCCTCTGGCATCGCGGCATGGATGGCCTGTGGCAGCGTCGGCCACTTGACCGCTACCAAGATGCACGTAGCCAAGATCAAGGAGACCAGCAGGAACAACACCAAGGCAGCCTCCCTGCGGTCCTGATCTCGACCAGTGACCATCTCGATCAGTGAAATGATGGAACCAATTGAGCAGATAGACATGGTCAACGCCAGAAGCGTGAATACTGAATCGTTCATCGCACCAACTCATCGATGGTGACCTGGAGGGCATCGGCCAGCGTGGGCAGCGAGTCGACGCGCGGTGCGTTGGGTCCAGTCTCCCAGTGGGAGATCACGATGCGACTTTCGCCGATCATCTGCCCCAGGTCCTCCTGGGTCAGCTCGAGATCGAGCCGGCATCGCTTGATGTTGGCGTGGATGGGACGGGGCCTTTTCTTCTTCATGGATGATGCGTACCGTATATGAAGCGTAAAAACAAGGTTGACGTTGCGTACCTTCGCTGCTAGGGTCCCTGCATGAACCGCAAGGGAGACATCGTGGTGCTCGATGATGGAGGCGTAGGTGAGGTCACATGGGCGAATGCGCACGAGATACAGGTCGTACACGGCGACCGCACCATCGGGCGCGGTCCGTGGTGGATGTTCCAGTTGCAGTGCCGTCGGGCGGACGCTGCGACGATGGATGCGTACCTGGCGCGGGTGATGCTATGAGCAAAGATCGCAGCTGTCCGAGATGTGGAGCCGCGGGGTTCTATGGAAAGACGTGTCCAGAGCTTTCTATTGAGGAGTTATCCAGAGCTGCAAGAGCAGCCAGGATGTGGCTGTCTGGGGTGAGAGCGCGTGCGCTGAAGCGCGACATCTCGAAGGCAGGGATCAGCCTGACTGCGCTGAAAATGCAAGCACACCGTGCAGCTTGGCTTCGCCTGAAAACCCAGAAGATCATCGATCAGATGAGGGAGGCGCCGTGACCGACAACGATCCGATCCCGGTAATCATCGAGTTCAGCCGCAGCGAGATCAAGCAGCTGCAGCACATGCTGAAGGACATCCGTCTGAGCAATGAGCGCAGCTACTGGATCATCAAGAGGCTGATCGACGCATGGGAGAACGTGGCGCCATGACCGACGCCAAGGCCATCGCAGCAGCACTGCTCGCTGCATCGTCTGGCTCTGAGGACGCGATCCTGCTGCGCTTCCTGGCGATGCGACTGACTGACCTCGGAATCCAGGTCCAGGAGATGTCGCGTCAGCTCGCGCGCACGGTCCTGCTGCCCACACCCAAGAGCATGGTGTTCGACGTGTCGGATGTTGACGTGGTCGATCTGCACGGTGACAACGCTATTGACCGACGCACGACGAGGGAACTGTGACAGCATCGGTTCGTGACGTGATCCAGTCCGCTGCGTACGCCACGCTGCGGCAGCTGGTGGACGACGAGACGGCGAAGCAAGCAGCACGAGCAATCGCAAACAACGCAGCACAGGCACTACAGGAGGATAACGATGAGTGACTCGCAGCGACTGACGCATCTGTTCGACCTGGCGTACGACTCGAAGTGTACCCTCGTGGTCTGGGACCTGGACGAGCCAGGCGCCAGTGCGGCGCTCGAGGCATGGGCCAGCGCGCGTGGCATCACGGCCACTCGCTCCGATGTCCGCGATGTCGGAGGCGCGTCGGCGGTGATCGACGTGAAACCGTGGAGCAGTACCAGCCGCATCACGGTGTATGCCCGATGAGCCGCGCACGCGACGCGGTGTGGGAGCGGATGGTTCAGTCGCTAACTCGGCTGGACGAGATGCTGGCGGCCAAGGCGCCGGACTGCCTCATCGCGGCCGAGCTCGAGCTGCTCGGCGAGACCGGCCGCATGCTGGATCCGCAGGGCTGCACGGAACGCGATCGCGGCCGACTCGAATATCGCGTGCGGAAGTACGCCGGGCTGTGCGTCGAGCCAACGTGCGAGGACAGCGCCGGCGAGGATGGCGTGTGCTCGGCTCACCGCTTCCACTGACCCGCGGTGTCACACGGTTCGAGTCCGTGTCGGGTCACCGTTCGTAAACAACAGGAGATACAGATGGCATCGAAGAACGATCTGGTTGATGGCAAAGAGTACATGGGCGTCCCGGTTGACCCGGAGTTCGGTCCGAACCCGAAGGATCAAAAGCCGGAGATCCGACTGATGATGGAGATCACCGAAGGCCCGCTCAAGGGGGTCAGGGTCCCGTACAAGGCGAACCTGAAGAAGGAGGCGATCAAGTACGCCAAGCGCGACCTCAAGGCGGTCGGCTGGGACGGCAAGTCGATCGCAACGTTCGCTGCCGACGTCAAGGCTGCGGCCGGCGTCCCGGTCGGGTTCGTGGCGCGGCTCGCGTCGTTCACCCGCCTGGACGGGACCATCAGCGAATGGTGGACGGTGGGATCCATCGGCGTCGCTCAGGTCCCGCTGGCCAAGGCGGACGACGTCATGATCAGCAACGTCGATTCCTGGTTCACCGAGGACGAGGAAGAGTCGGCGGCTGCCGCGCCGCGCGCCAACCACGACGACGTTCCGTTCTGAGGACCCCATGGCGTTCATCAGAGCAACCAAGGCACAGAGCAAGCTGCGGCTCGCGGTGTGCGGACTCGCGGGCAGCGGCAAGACGTACACGATGCTGTCGGTGGCGTCTGCCATGGCGGCGGACATGCGCCGGCTCGGGCACGGCGACGGCCGCATCGCGCTGATCGACACGGAGCACGAGAGCGCGTCGCTGTACGCGGACCGGTTCGAGTTCGACACGATGAACCTGGACAACCACAGCCCGCGGGCCTACGTCGCGGCGATCAAGGAAGCCGAGTCGGAGGGCTACGACTTCGTGGTCATCGACAGCCTGAGCCATGCATGGTCGGGAAAGAACGGTGCACTGGAGCAGAAGGACAGCGCTGCGGCGCGCGGAGGCAACAGCTGGACGGCGTGGCGCGACATCACGCCGATGCACAACCAGCTGATCGACACGATGCTCGGGTGCCGGATGCACGTATTGGCTAGCATGCGTACGAAGATGGAGTACATCCAGAGCACGGGGCCGAACGGCAAGGCGCAGATCGAGAAAGTCGGCCTTGCGGCGATCCAGCGCGAGGGCATGGAGTACGAGTTCACGGTGGTCGGTGACATCGGGCTCGACCATGTGCTGAAGATCTCGAAGTCCCGCCTCGACGGTGTGCTCTCGCTGGGCGATGCGTACGAGAAGCCCGGCGAGCTGTTCGCGAAAAAGGTTTACGGCTGGCTGATGAGCGGCTCTGCACCGGCAGCGCGGCGTGACCCAATCGCGCCGGAGCCGACGGTGGATGCGGCGATCTCAGGAGTGCTGACGGCGATCAGCGCTGCGCAGTCACTATCGGAACTGGATGGGCTCATCCCGCAGATCACGAAGTCGCTGTTCGGGGCAGCGCTCGCCGACGGACGCAAGCGGTACGCGGCGCGGAAGGAGTGGCTGACTCAGCAGTTGGTCCGCGTCACCGAGACCATGGAACCGGATCCGGTCGAGGGCTGACCATGGGCTACTGCACGCGTTATCACCTAGAGAAGTTCGAGGGTCCCGACGAGACGGCATTCTGCCTGGCCGCGAACGGCAGGACGTTCATCCTGGCAGATGCACAGAAGTGGTACGATCACGAGCGCGACATCGTAAATGCCATGCGCAAAACCAATGCGTGGCGAGTCGAGATCCGCGGCCACGGAGAAGAACAGGGCGATGACTGGCTTAAGGTGTTCTCCAGACCGGTCGACACCTTCGATGTGAAGGTGAAGAAGTTCAGGATGAAGATGGTCCCGCACGACGAGCCAGAATGCTCGTTCGTGTACAGCGACTGAACAAACCGCCGGCCATGCCGGCACTGGATCCGTAGCTCAGTGGATAGAGCGGCCGATTTCTAATCGGAAGGTTGCGGGTTCGAGTCCCGCCGGATTCACGGAGGAAATGCATATGAAGATCAGCGTCGACAGTGGCAAGTACACGTTCGTGCTGGACCTTGGGTGGAAGCTGCGAGTGCTCCGCTATGGTGAGGAGTGGATCGAAGATATTGACGGCGCCAAGGCCATCCACTCTATGATGTGTGAGTTGGATGCCGCTCGGTTGGTGTTGGACGAGGCCCGTAAGCTGGCAGAGTTCACTGAAACCGATGATCGATCTGGTGCAGAGAATATCCTGTTCCGCATCGAAGGGGCCGTCCGCAAGGCTGACGCGCTCACGAGCAAGCAGCCGGGGCCGTCGGAATGGGCCGGTGAACCATGACCATCCATGGCGTGACGTTCGAGTGGACTGAGCCGCACGTGAGCGGAGGGATGGCGCATTGCTCTCTCGGAGACAGCATCGTGTGGTCAGGTAGCCGCACTGCTTGGTGCGACGTGCTCGCTGCGAACCTCGCCATTGCCGCACTGCTAGGCCGCGCCGCAGATATCGGCTACGAGGAGGGGCTGGATGCGCAGGCGAAGGCATGCAGTGAGGCCGGACACCTGTGATCAGCTCGTCCAAGCTCGAGCTCGCCGGGCAGTGTCCCGGGGCATTCACACTGCCCTGGCGCGACGAGCCCAACGAGCACTCCGACGCGGGCAACGTTCGCCACGCCGGCGACGAGACCGCCATCAACGCGGGTGATGTCCCTGACGAGTACGCCGAGCGCTGGCCGGATCTAACCTGGCGCGCCGAGGTCAGCTACGCCTACGACGTCGCGGATGGATCGAGCCGATTCCTCGGCTGCGGAATCAACCGCGCCTACGGCAACCTAAGCCCGTTCGAGGTTCCAGGAACCATCGATGCCGAGGGGCGCGGCGATGACCTGCTCGTCGTCGTGGACCGCAAGGGGTTCGAGCGGCAGACACCAGCCGAGTCACATCCACAGCTCCGGTTCCTCACGCTGGCTGCGGCGCGGCATCAGCCAGCACAGCGCATCATCGCGGCGATCCGCCCCGAGCAGGGCCCCATGGATGTCGTCGACATAGATCCGGTCTTCGACCTCGATGTCATCGCGTACGAGGTCCGCCAGCTGGTGATCAGCACAGCGAAGCTGCGCTCCGACGCACGCGCCGGACGCATCACACCGCAGTTCAACACCGGACGCTGGTGCCGATGGTGCCCGGCGTTTGCGGCATGTCCGCGACAGGCTGATCTGCGGTCACTCGTGGTGCGCGACGAGGACGATCCGGAGTTAGCGTTGTCCACGTTTGTGGACGATGATGCCGCCGCCAATGTATACGAATTATGGAAGCGCATCGGCATCCTGCACAAGCGGATTGGCCAGCAGTTGTACTCACATGCCGCGACGCGTCCGATCCAGCTGCCAAGCGGTCGCGCGTTTGGTCGCATCGAAACGCTTGGCAACGAGCGCCTGATAGGGGATACTGCGTACCAGGTGATGAAAGAGATACATGGTCAAGAGGTGGCCGATGCTGCTGTCGTACGCAGTGCATCGAAGAAGAAGATCCAGGAGGCGCTCAAGTCGTCCGGGGTCAGCGTCGCTCCTGCGATGCGCAAGGTGATGTCTGAGATTCGTAGCCGTGGCGGCGCCTCGCAGTCCGTGAAGTCGAGCATCGAAGAGTATGACATGGGCCCGCGGATGATCGCGGAGAATGGAGAAGAGTAGATGATGAATGCAATGGTTCTGCGCTGTGTGCACGGTGACATGTCCAGCCGCAATGGATTCGTGTGGCCGGAGAGCGGCCCCGTCGAGTGTCCCCCGACGGATCCGAATGATCCTGATGCGCACTGGGATCCGTCTCCGAAGTGCGGCAACGGGCTGCATGGATGGCTGTGGGGAATCGGAGACCTGGGGGCCACGTGTGGATACTGGAACGCCGATGACACGAAGTGGCTGGTCGTTGAGGTCGCTGCGTCGGATATCGTTGATCTCGACGGGGAGGTGAAGTTCCCGCGTGGAACCGTCGTGTTCTGCGGGAAGCGAGAGGAGGCTGTCCGCCTTATCGCGGAGCATGCTCCGGTGGGTACGCCGGTCATGTTCGGCACCGCCACCGCGGGCTACAGCGGCACCGCCACCGCGGGCTACAGAGGTGCGATATCGATCACTTGGTGGGATGAGACGAGGCAGGTTTACCGCAAAGCCATCGCCGAGGTCGACGGTGTGCTGGTCAAGCCCGGAATCGCATACATCGTCGTTGATGGGAAGCTGACGGCCAAGCCGTGACTCACGTGGTTAGCGTATTCGTCAGCGGGATGTACATGGGTGAGTACACGTTCAGCGATCTAATGAACGCAGCGCACTTCGCATGTGGAATGGAAGCAGCGAGCGCCCACTTCGGTGTGGTGAAGTCGCTCCGTGCTGTTCCTGATATCCATACAGATAATGAAAATGTGGATGTCAATGGAATCCAGCAGTCCGAGATCGACAAGGCCAAGGCTGCAGCCATCGCGCTGGCAGGTGAGCTATGAGGATCAAGCTGAGCGGCGGTGGCTGGATGCCGGTCCGCGCCACAGCAGGTTCCAGCGGATATGACCTGTGCGGCATCGGGGACATCGTAGTACGTCCAGGTAGTGGCGTTCTGATCGACACTGGCGTCCACTTGGAGATCCCTATGGGTGTGGAGGCACAGGTCCGTCCGCGGTCCAGCATCTCCAAACTTGGAATCATCGTGCCGATGGGTACCGTAGACAGTGACTATCGAGGATCGATCAAGGTCCTGCTGCTGAACGTTGGGCCGAACACGCTGAAGATCGAGAACGGACGCCGCATTGCTCAGCTCGTGTTCGCCAGGGTCGAGCATCCGACGTTCGAGGTCGTTGAAGAGTTAGACGACACGGAGCGCGGATCCGGTGGCTTTGGGAGCACGGGACGATGAGGTTCCCCATCGCTGGGTTCGCGCTGTCGAGTGCGACGATCGCCCTCGTGCTGTGGACGATGGGGCCGTTGGCGCTACTGGCGATGTATGCCGTTGGCGTGCTACTGATCTGCGCCGCTGCACGTGGAATGGGTGTTGAGTCGTGAGGGATCCATCGTCGCCGTGGGCCGTGCACGCGCTGCTCGCCGGGCTGTTGGCCGCCGGCGGGTTCCACCACCAAGCGCAGGTCGAGGAAGGCCTGCTGCTGTCCGAGGTCATGACCACACCGCCGGCCCAGCGCTGGCCAGGGAGAGCGTAGATGCCGAAGTCACCTCGCAATCGCGCGCTGCAGGTCCGCGTCACCCGCGAGGGTGTGCTGACGATCGAGATCGGGATTGACACGCTCGCCTTCTCTGCGCTTCGCGCGCCGTTCGCGTTCGACGCGATGGGCCCGAAGCAGGAGCTGCCCGACACGCGTTTCTCGGTCACCAACGCGCGTGGATTCGCCGCCGACGTCAAGCGCGCGCTGACCGACGAACTTGGAGAGGATGGCTCGTCCCTGATCACCAACGTCATCGACAAGGCGTGCGAGACCGCCGTCGAGGACGGGTCGCAGCACTGGCGGGACGCGCTGGATTCGCTCGTTGACGACGACAGCGATAACGTTCCGACGGACCCGGCGGAGAAGTTCGGCGAGCGCGCTGCGCAGGTGAGCGTTCCGGTCCTCGTCGACGTCAAGATCGCGCGCATCGCCGAGCAGACCAGGCACGACGTCGCCGCGAGCGTCGCGCGGCACGCGGAGCTGCCGGATGGTGAGTCGTGAAGGTCGAGCAGCTGCGCGCCGTGGTCGTGGCGATCTCTAACGATGAGAATGACTGGAATAGTTTCGATGCTGGGTCAGCGAACTGGAGTGGGACAGCTATTCTGCTGGATCATGCATCCGCACTTATCAGCCTCGCTGAGGCCTGCAAGCGCTGGCAGCATGCGCGCAGCTACGGTGACAGCGAGCGTGCCGCGAACGAGGTGACTGCAGCGCTGGAGAAACTGGAGGCGGTTAAGTGATCATCACGGTTGTCACCTACGGGGACTACTATCTCGATTCGCAATGGGACAGGGGAGGATGGGTCGCGACCGGTCCAGGGACGATGGCGCTCAAATGGGAGACCGATTTCGATCTGTCCATCGTGCTCCGCAACATTGCCGTGGTCATCGCTCTCTCGGCAGCTGAGCAGCGTGGGCGTGAATGGATACCTGACGATGGTATGAAGGTATGCGATGGATGCGGCCAGTTCATCGATGAGGAGATGTGCCCATGTGGAACCCCATCCGCGGACCACACCATCAGCGATGGACACAGCCCTGGGGTGATGGGATGCATATGCTACCAATCGCGCAGAGAGGACATGCCGTGATGCGCTCTATTATCATCGAGGCCGCGCTGTGGCTGGCCGTGATCGCGCTCGTCGCCGGGTTCTGCGTATGGCTGATCGGTACCTGATCGCCTGCGCTATGCGACATCCCTCCACCGACGAAACCCGATCCGGTGCATGGTCGTCGCGGTCGCCGGACCGAAGACGCCGTCGACCACGAGCGGCCGCAGCGTGTTCCCGTCCTTGGCGTCGATCGCGTTGAGGCGAGCCTGGCGTGCGCGGCCGAGCGCGAGGTCCTCGCTGCCGTCGAAGTCCACGCCCTCGGCGCCGAGCGCGGCGAGCCGCGCCAGGATCGCGTCGCCCGGGTCGCCGCGGCCGCGCGCGCCGGTCTGATCGCGGTGGCCGATCACGCCGACCAGCCCGCGGCCGTCGGTCTGGACGCCGCCGACCTCGAGCCGGCGCAAGGGCTGGTTGCGGTATGGGCCGCGCGGCATCTGGAACGGGATCGGCAGGAGCCCGGCACCGTCGAGCCCGCTGTGGGTCAGGAGGGCGATCAGCTGCGCCGTGGCGTCGAGCGTGGCCTCGTAGATGCTGCCGTCGGGCAGCGTGCACATCTCGATGCCGACCGCACGACCGTTGATCAGCTGGGCGTGGTACGCGGTGGACCTCACGATGTCGGCGGCGCAGAACGCGGTGCCGTCGAAGTCGACGACGATCTGCGCCGCGCTGTGCACGCGCTCTCCGCCGCCATGGTCGGCGCCGAGCCACATCTCCAGGATCTGCTGCGCGTGCCCGGCCGGCCCGCCGCCGGCGTGGATCGGCTGCGGCCAGTGCCCGCCCGTGCTGTGCACCCCGATCAGCGAGACCGGCAGCTGACGCGCCATGTAGTCGTCGACGCCGAGCAGGTTCCATGCCGGCCCGCCGTGGCTCGCCGGCGGGATCACCGTGACGCCGGGCGTCGGCACGAGCTTGCCGTCGAGCAGGAGTCCAGCGGTCATCGGATCGCCGGCCAGCCGAGCTCGGCCGCGGTCTCGGCGTAGGCGGCGCGCAACTCGGCGGCGTTGACCTCGAACGGGGCGGCCATCGCGGCGGCGGGCTGTGCTGGCGCGGGCGTGAGCAGCGCGGCGATCGCGGCATCCACGGCGCAGCGCGGCGCGTCGGTCTTGATCGTGGCGAGCGCGGCCTTGAACTGCGTCCTGTCGACGTGGCCATCGCCGGTGATCGCGGCCTTGATCGCGGGGCCGGCCAGTCCGAGCAGCTCGAGCGCGGCGGCCTTGAGGTTCGGGGTCTCGCAGTCGATCGCCGTACCCACGCTGGCGCCGGTGCGCTCGCGCCAAGTCCCGCAGGCCGTACCGAGGACTGCAGCGCCCAGTGCGACTACCGCCAGCATCGTGGCGAGCGTCGCGCGACCGGACTGCGGATCGCGTGGCGGCGGGGGCGGGGCAGCATGAGCGGCCGGGACGATCTTCCCAAGCAGTCCGGCGAATGAGTCCATGAGATCCCCCATTCTGTCCAGCGCCGCCGCGAGGCGATCATCTGCCGTGGTTGCGGTCTTGGTTGCGAACGCGCGCACCGCAGCCGCGAGGCCGTGCAGTGCGAGGCCGAGTCCAACCAGGATCGCGGCAACGACTCCCAGCACCGTCAGGATGGTGACCGAGATCGGCAGCGTGGCGATCGGGGCGGCAACGACAGCATCCGCCGATGGCGTCACGGACACGATGGGCACTGGGCCCTCCGCGTGGGCCTTACCGATGAAGAACACGGCGTTGACTGCGATAACGAACAGCAGGACGCCTAGGGAGAACAGGATTGCAGATCGAAACGGGTGAGAGCGAGCCATCATGGGAGATCCTTGGTTGAGACAAACACAGCATCCGTCGCTTTCGTGACTTCACTGCGACGGTCGTATATGCGGGTGCGAAACTCTTCGATGGCGCGCTCGACGTGATCCATGCGGATCGCATTGCCGCCCTCGGTGAGCCCTCGGGTGTAGATGAAGCCGACGATCGATAGCACGGCGGCGGCAAGCCCCGCCTGTACCCAGCGGATGATGCGGCGGTGGCTTGCCACGTCGCGCTCGAGTGACGTAAGCCGTTCAAGCAGCGCCTCAGCGACCTGCTTCGGTGGCCGGTCGAGCAGCTCTTGCAGCTCGCGGCCGGACGTCTCCGAGCTGGACTGCAGGTCCTTGCGCAGCCGGCGGATGGAGCGGTCGAGCTTGACCACGTCACCGATGGTGGCGTAGTCGAGGATACTGCGGCGGCTCCGTCGGACACCTTCAACCTCGTCGGCATCCAGTTCCCGATCTAGCATATCATGGACCGGGGTTGGCTCATCGTCTGGATCCCGTCTGATCTTCCGCCAGGTGTCATCCTCGTCGTTCATCTCAGCTCCATGGGATGGCTGCGCCGAGCGTCTGCAGCAGCGTTTTGACCTGTGCATCGGACAGCTCAGCAGCGGTGCCAGTGAACTGGGCCGCATAGGCATAGCCAATCGCCGCGACCGCAGTCGACTGGCCGCCGAATGCGATGATCGTAGCTGACGTTGGCAGCACGTAGGTGCCGGAGAACTTCTCTTGCTCGGTGAACACCTTCGTGGTGCCAGCGGTGATGTTGGCCTGCAGCGCGACCCACATCTTCGTCGACGCCGCGATGTTCACCAGGTCGGCCGATGCACCAGACACCAGCCGCAGTCGTCCGTTCGTGTTGTAGCGGAGATCGTAGTTCGCGGCGCCGAACGCGACATCGCGGACAACCGCAGGCGCCACCGGGATGTCGATGTACGCCAACTCCAACGTGCTGGTCAGCGACGGGTTGGGCGCGGTCGTTGAGTTCACGAGCCGACTGTTCGCGGTGCCATCAACGCCGCGGATGCACTTCCGTGTCAGCCCGGTGATGCTCTGCTGGTAGAGGGTCATCGTACTGGTCAGCGTGATCGACCCGATGGTGTCGGCAGGGTTCCCTGATGCGTTCTGCAGCGTCCATGTGGACGCCGGGTTCCCGGTCGCGAGTCCGGCTGCTGTCATTAGCGCCGTCCACTCCGCGGCGTTGGCGGGGTAGTAGTTCAGGTTGCTGCTATCGCGGGTCACGCCAGGGATGGCCGTGCTGACATCGGGGGCGTCCGGATCGGAGGACACGCCTACGGCGATGCCTGCGCGCGGCCCCACGATCACGCCTGCGCGGATGCCGATCATTGCTTGCCGTGGGCTCGGATGCGAAGGAAGCCAGCGACAGTGCAGACCACCTGCGCGCGGAGCATCATCGATCCGAGGTTGCCGAACTGGACGTCACATCCACCGGCCGTGCCGCCCGGCACGGTAATGACCAGCGGCGTCGCAGCCGTGGCCGCGCCAGCCGGAGAGATGGCCGTGTACCCGGTGGGTGGGTTCTGCTGGATCCACTCACCGGCAACGATGCTGGTGAGTGCGACCTCGGGGAACGATGCCGTCCAGAAGGTGATAACCCCGGTGAACGCCGCGTCCCACTGGATGTGGGAGCTACTGATCATCGAGGCGTCGTTGCCTAGTCCGTACCAGTTGGTGGTTACGGCTTGGGTGCCCTTCTTTGCGTCCGATGCTTGCTGGATTGCGGTCATGGTCAGGCTCCTGCTCGGCGATCGAGCGATGTCAGGGTTGAGGTCTTGAGCGGTCCGGTGAGCGCAGGTCCGGTCTGCATCGGAGGCGGCTGGGCGCCGAGCGGAAGCGCGGGCGCCGCCGGCGGACCCGCGATGAACTGGAGGTGCGACTGCTGCATGGAGCCGTCGACAGGAACGCCGAACATGATCGACATCGCCACGCGCCGCGGGTACGGCATCGTCTTCTGGAACGTCGGCATCAACTCCATCAGCGTGCGCTGCGCTTCGCCGAACAGTTTCGGGTAGACGGTGCGCAGAACCTCGGCACCCTCGCGAGACACGTGGCCACTGGCGAGGTCCTCGAGCACGGCGGCCGGATTCGCCACCGCAGCGACGTACTTGCTCCAGACGTCCAGGGATGCCTTGTTTGGCTTCCACACACCATCGGGCGACATCATCCCCGGCGAGGTTCCGGGACGCGGCGCCTTGGATGCGATGAACTCCAAACCCTTGCGAGCCTGTGCGGCGATTGCGTCCTGCAGCTCTGGATTCGACGTCGGCACGCTGTCGGCCACAGCCGCCTCGATGGCACCTGGGACCAGCGCACGCGACAGCTCGTCGATGCGGGCATGGTACAGCGTGGGCAGGTCCTTGGTCTTTGGGTCTGCGCCACCGGGGAATAGCTTGTGGGCGAGGATGGCGGCCGGAGGTGCGGCGATCGTCGATGCCTTGGCTGCGCCGCGTGCTCCGCGGTCGAGCAACGCACGGGTCGCTGCATTGATGCGGTTGCGCGTCTCGACGGACTTCGCGGCGACGACGCCCTCGCTCGAGCGCAGCACGCCGCCTCCCTTGCGCTTCAGGATGCCCATGACGGCCCTGGCCTTCAGGAACAGGCTCAGGACAGGGCCGATGACCGGGATGGCGGACAGCCCTGGGACGTGAACGCCCATCGCCTTCAGCACCTCGAGTCCGGTGCCGAGGTCCATCGCCGCGTTGAGGGCGGACCCAGCACGTCCGCCCGTGACAACGTTCAGCTTCGGGGCCAGCTTGTTATTCACATCGGCGGCCGCCTTGGCGCTGGAAGCAGCTTGAGCCTCGCCCTGCTTGGCGGTCGCCGCGTGATAGCCGTCCGCTCGGGCTCGAGCCGATGCCGGTGCCTGCGGTCCCAGCTTTCCGGTCAGGTTCGCGGCGGCGGCCTCGTAGTCGTTGATGACCTTGGCGGCATGGGCGAGTGCGGTCCCCATGTCGACGTCCTTGCCAACGTGCTTGCCGATCTGCGCCTCGGCTGCCTTGCGGTTCGCGGTGAGCCTATCAGCGATCGGATCCACCGGGCGCACCGGCAGCGGCTCACCATCTAGGCCGTGCCGCTTGAGCGCCGCGGAGATCAGAGCGTCCTCTTCGGAGCGGGACAGCGCGCGCCCACCGTCAGTGAGCGTATCCGACAGCGACCGCGGCGCCGTGACATCCGCAGATGCAGCGAACTCAGACCGCGGCGGCTGACGCGCCTCGCCGATCAGACCACGACTCTGCAACTCGTCGACGATCTGCTTGGCCTGCGGCTCGGACACTTCGAGATGCTTGGCCACAGCAGCTGGCGTCACCGGCTCCTTGGAAGTGGATAGCACCTCGGACAGCCGATCGACCATCGTCTTCTGGCCGTTCTCCACCGCGGCGGCGAACTCCTCTGGCGGATGCGCGGTAACCTTGAGCACGCGCGTCGACGGCGTCTCGGCGATAGAGTCGACGCGGAACGATGTTCCGCGAGGCAAGATGACCTCGACTGAACCAACCGGAGCCATGGGCGAACCCTCCGGAACCGTGACGTGCAACTGGGTGCGTCCGGTGCCTGGCTTCTCGGTGCTGGCGGTGAGGTATCCCTCGTCGACAACGGTGTCGCCAGGCTTGATGTGCGAGTAGTCGACGTCCGCCGAACGATAGACCTCGACGTCGTGCGGGGCAGGCGAGCGGGTCAGCGCGTCGTCGATGGTCTCGACGAGCCGCTCATCGCGGGCCGACAGCGCCACGTCCTCGCGCAGCTTCCGCCCGACGGAGGTAACCTGGCCGACATCGGCAAGCGCGGCGGCGGCCGGCTCGCTCAGGTTGTCCGCCATCTGCGCGCGGTCGCTCGGCGTGAGCGGCTGAGGGTTGGCTGCGATGGACGGAGCCGCTGCCGCAGTAGTGGCGGCGACTCCGGGTACGGGCGGGATCACGGCTGGCGGACGCGGTGCGCGCATCCCAGCGGCTCGCGGGGCGCGGGACGTGGCCGTGGCAACTTCGCGCTTGAGCGGCCTGGGGTTCGGCATACCAGCGCGCGCTGCCGCCGGCTCAACGTCCTTGCCGAACTTCGCAAGCTTCTTCAGGAGCAGTTCGTTGTTGCGAGCCGTGCGAGCCGCCTCGCGCAACTGCCGTCGCCCGACCTTGGCCTCTTCCTTTGCCTTCCAGGTCTCCATGCGGCGAGGGATCTTGTCCTCGACGAACGGGATCGGGTTCTCGGTGTCGCTGACGCGGATGCGCGCTGCGCGTGTGCCCGGCGTCGACCAGCCCATGTCGCCGATCAGGTTGCGCAGGTCGTCCAACGATCCGCGCTTCTCTGGAGCCGGCGGGCGCTCATTCGCCGCGCGCTCGGACGCGCCCATCTCCGACGCAGCGAAGTTCTTCTCATTAGCCTTGGCGCGGTAGTGCTCGGTCTGCTGGGCGCGGGTCACGGCCTTGTCGGCGATGTAGCGATCCCTGGCCGGGCTCGAGCGACCAAGCGCTCCGATATCCGCTCCGCTGTCCACCGCACTCTTGGTACCGCGCAGCAGCGCCTCGAGCGACAGATCCTCGGGGGCTACAGCCGGGGCGAGTTCCGCGGCGCGCGGGCCGCGCAGATCGCTGGCGAGATCATCCATGCCGCGCACGGGGTGCTCGACTGGACGGAACCGAACCAGCACTGGGCGATCGCCATCCTGTGCCGCCGCAAGCAGCCGCTTGTTCCCGGCGAGCACGAAGTAGTTGCCGCTCTTGTCGATGTCGACCTCGACGGCGGGTAGCGTTTCGCCGCTGTCCCACGCCTTGCGAACGCTGGACACGCGCGCGGCGGTCGCGGCCTCATCGGCAGTGACGCCGCGAACCTCGCGTGCTGCGAGCTCGGATGGCTTCACGATGTACGCGGTGTCCCGGTAGTCGCCGCGCTTTGCCTGGCGCCGCGTCGGAATGCCCTCTCGCAGGGTCGGGTTGTCGTTGAACAGGGGCTCGCTGGTCTCGGTCTTGTTCAGGGAGAACCCTGGAACCGGACCATCGGACGGCTCCGCGCTGGCCTTGCGCTGTAGCTGAAGCTGGCGCTCGAGCCCGCTGATCTCACGGGGCGCGCGACCCTTGCCTGCGTCACGTTGCATGCGGAGAAGGCCTTCGAGCCCAGTCTCAGGGGCGGACGCCTCCGACTGCATACGCAGCAAGTTCTCAAGCCCAGTCTCCGGAGCCGATGCATCTGCCTGCATGCGCAATAGCCCCTCGATTCCAGTCTCGGGCTCGCCGGCCTCACGCTGCATGCGGATGAGCTGAGCCAGGCCGCTGTCACCGCCGCTGCTGGTTAGGTCGGCAGGACGTTTACGGCCAGCTGCGGTTGGCTCATCGAGCGTCGGGCGACGGCGACCCGCAGCGGTCGCCGGATCGGTGAGCAGTTGCTGGATCTGCGCATTGGGCTGGCCGCGCAGAACAGCGGTCGGCTCCTCGGTGCTGGGGCCGCGCAACTTCGCCGTGGCCGGAGCCTCCGGTTTGGCCGCATCAGCGACCATCTGCTCGAGTTCCTGTGGCGTCTTGATGCCTCCCTTGCCTGGCCGCGCGAACTCGCCCTGCGGCACCGGGATGCGCTGGATGTCGCCGGGGGCCAGGTTGCGCAGGGATGCCTCGAGAGCGACGTCGTTGGAACCGTGCAGCCAGTCGAGCAGCAGTTCCTTCTTGTTCTCTAGGTCGAGCAGCGAGCGCTCAAGGTCCGCCATCTCCGGTGGCAGTTCTACCGCCTTGCGTGCCGCATCGAACTTTGCCTTTGCGGCGATCATGTCCTGCTGGTACGGAGTCAGTCCAGGCTCCGGCGGCAGGGGACGCTCATCGGGCGCTCGCAGCTCCGCCTCGAAGTCGGGCTTCCACTGCGATGGGTACTGGCCGTTGAGCTTGCTGCCGGCCTCCTGCTGAAACGCAGTGCGATCGACGGTGGTCGACTCGGCTGGGCTCTCAAACGCCTTGCGGGCGACCTGAGTGCCGACTGGCGCGACAGCTGACTCGGCAACACCAATGTCGGCCTTGGCCTGCGCCAGCTTCTGACGAGCAATCTCCGCCATCTGGTCGCCGTCGGCGATCGCCTGCGATACGCCAACGGACGCCTCCTGCTGCACGCCCTTGGCGGCCTCGGCGTTGACCTCGTGATGCGGAAACAGCGACTTGGCCTTGATCAGCGCGGCCTCGCCGAGCGTGAAACCGCCGCCCAGCGCCCCGCCAAATAGCGCACCATGGCCAGCTGCACCCATGAAGCCCTCGGCGGATGCCTCCTTGTCAGCGAGCGCAGTCTCGGCGAGGTACTGCCCGCCAGCAAACGCAGCACCCTCAGCTGCACCGCCCAGTGAGCCTCCGACCGTTCGCCTGATGAGTCCCGCACCCTCAGGGGCAACAGACTCAACGACGCCGCGGCCCACTGCCGATGTTGCGCCGGCGGGGGTGAACGACAGCGCAGATCCAGGCGCGGCGAGCGCCGGGACAATGGCACCGGCCGCTGAAGCAGCCCCGGCGATCCACGGGTGTGCCTCGCGCTCTGCGAGCACCTGCCTGGACCTCTCCTTGGTGAGGAGTCCAGACAGCAGGATGTCGCTCGCGCCGAGCGTCGCACCAGACGCCGCGCTGGTCAGCGCAGTGCCAACCGCGCCGAGTGCCCCTGCGTCCTCTTGCTTTGGGACCGCAACGCCGCCCTGCCCCGGCTCAATCGGCGTGAGCCCCTGGGCCGCAGCTGACCCAGCCTGGTCATCGGGAACCGAAACGACGGTTCCATCTGCCGACTTAAAAAGGCCCAACTACGGCGAAGACTGAGAGCGCACCTGGGTCTCCGGTGAGGGGAACGGCACTCGCGCGGCGTCAGTGCGCCGACGTGCGTCGGCCTGGGCTGGTGTCATTTTGGACAGGATGTCCTGGTATACACCCGGATCTTGATCGCGGACCAGGTTCAGGATGCCGCTGGTCAGCGACGGGCGCGCCTCGAAGTTCGAGATGACCGTGTCGGCCAGCTGGAGGACGATCTGTTCGCGCTTCTTCGCGCCAGCCGCCGAGGCCTGATTGACCAGCGACTGGGTTGCCTTAACGTCGTCCGGGGCGAGTCCGCTGCTGACACCGGTCTTGTTGATCGTGTCGGACAGCGCTGACTCGTTGGCCCTGATCTTGTCCTGTTCGATGAGAGTCGGCCCACCCCTAAGTCCGGGGATCGGTCGAACGAGATCCCAGAAGCCGGTAGCTACCCTACCAGGTTGCTGGTTGTCGGAGATCTCCGCAGCAGTCTCACCGGTCGGCTTGAGCGTCGGTTGGTCGAGCAGTGACGATGGGGTCCATCCGTCAGTGATGCCGCGGGCCTTGAGCGTCTTGTCGACGCCGTTCTTGATGCTACCCATCAGGGCATCTACCGAGGCCGCGCCAGGGGACGTGCGCAGAGCTCGGTCATAGATGGAGTCCGGGTCGTAGTCGAGGACATGGCTCGTCAACGCCTTGAACTCTGGGCTGGATGCGCGCGCTCCGATGAACTCGGCGTATCCGCCGATGGCGCCGCCCAGCTTCGTCTTGAGGCTGGCCCATCCCTCACGGTTAGTGATGTCCGGATCGCTGTTGAGGAACGCTTTCATCTCGCCGAGCGTGTCGGTCAACTCCTGCGCCTTAGCCAGGCCATCAACGACCTTTCGCCGGTCGACCGGGTCATTCAGCGTGACGACCTCCTCCTCGTTGGCCTGCTTGCGCAACTCCTGGGCTTTGGCCATCGCAGCCGGGGCGATTGCCGGGTTCTGCTGTGCGCGAGCCTCGAGCTGGTCGGCCATGGACAGCATCCTGTTGCCAGCCTCGGTGTGTAGCCCCTTGCCCGTCGTCGGATCGAACACGCCGGTTTCCTTGACGGCCTTCTTCTTGTCCGCCGATGCCTTGCGGCCCTCCTCGGCGGCCTTCAGGTCGAGGGCCTGTTGCTTTAGGCCGTTCGGCCCGTACTCCTGGTTGTACGTGTCGCGTTGCAGCTGCAGATGGCCGGCCGCGGTCGCGGCCTGTGCTTGGGACACGGCGACCTGCTTCTTCTGGATGTCGTAGCCCGCTGCGAACTCCACGGCCTTCTGATACTTGTCCGTCGACGATTGCATCAGCTTCGCGGCCTCAGTCTGCGCGTTGGCCATGATCTTCTGATCACGCGACTTCGCCGCGGTCATCAGCAGCTGCCCGGCGAGTGCCTTGTCATTGTTCGCATCCTTCAGGGCGATCTGTGCGCTGCGGTCCTTGGAGAACGCGTCGTAGCGGTCGAGCGCATGCTCGGCGCGGGTGTTCTTCTCCTTCAGCTGGTCACGCTGGTCCATCTGCGCGACCACGCTCTCGTGCATCTTGTTCTGGAGCATCTGGATCACGGGGTTCGGTGCCGAGCCCTGCGATGGGTTGTTGATGCCAAGAAACGCGTTACCGAGCCCCGACAGCGCCATACCGACGCCCCAGCCGATCTTGTCGCCGACTCCAGCGTCCTTCCAGTACTTGTCGCGGTCGAGCTTGAAGTCGTCGATCTCCTTCGCGGATGCGTCGACGTACGCCTGCTTCTGCGCGTATGTCTTCGCACGCTCAGCCTCCCAGGCTGCGCGCTCGTCGGCGATCTTCTTCGCCGCTGCGTCGTGAGCCTCGTAGTTCAACAGTTCGGATGCAGCTTGCTGCCGGTCCGCGTCGGTGTTCGCCTTGATCGCGTTCAGTCCGGACTGGTCTGTCTCATTCTGGCGCTGCTGCACGCCGGCCAGCTGCTGATCCGGCGTCTGCGGCTTGGCCTGGCGCTGCGGGGCCGAGGCCGGCGCAGGAACGGGCGCAACAGGAGGCGCCACCACGAAGTCCGGGCTGGGCGCAGCCGGCGCCGGAACCACAGCCGGCGGCTGCAGGTCCAGCGTCTTCGGGGGTGGCGGCAACTCGGGCAGCGATGGCGGTGGTTCAGCCTGCGGGCCACCGGCGACTGGCGGCGGCTGTAGCTGTGGCTCTGGCATCGGAAGGCCAAGCGGGGCCTGCTCCGGAACAGGCGGCAGCGGTCCGCCCGTCAGGCTGCCGGACTGCGGCGGCAACCAGCCGAGCCCTTGCAGAACCTCGGGCGGCAGCGCCACTTACTTGCGCTCCAGATCGCGAACGCGCTCGTTGAGCCGCGCCGCGCTTGCGAGGAGCGCCGACACGGACTTGTTGACGTCCAGCATCTTGCCCTCCGGGGTGTCGCGCACGATGGTCTTGCCGATGTCCGACTTCTCCATGTCCTGCGCGATGATACCAGGCCAGCGCCCTTCTCCGTGGCGCTTCTGGTTCTTGTAGGTCCATTCCTTTGGGCCGCCCAGCTTGTCGAGCAGATCGTCGATGCTCGAGCGACCGTCGGTGATGTCCTTCTTGAGTCGCTCGTCGGATGCCATCATCGCCGCGGCTTGGCCACCCTGGTTCAGTAGTCCGCCAAGCAGGTTGCTCTGCCGCGTGTTCGCGTCCTTCGCGGTAGAGTTTGCGGCGCTCAACTCGTTCGCGTTCATGTTCCCAAGCTGATTCATCAGGTTGAGGTAGTTCTGCGCGTTCGCGTTCTGCGTGTTCTGCTGATACCCGGCGTTCGCGTTGCCCGTGTTGAAATCGCCCTGGCGCCCCCAGGATGCGGCGCTGGTCAGCGCACCTTGGGCATTCTGCTGGTCCTGGAGTGCGGCCTGCTGGCCCATACCCGCTGCGGTCGATCCGAGGGCTGCGCTCTGGTTCGCCGCGTTGCGGTACGCGAGCGCTGCGTTGTCGCCACGCGCCATCCGCGCGCCAGCCTGTTGTGCGGCGATGGCGTTCGCGTACTGGCGCTGCGCCGCGAGCTCGCCTGCGCCCTGCTGCTGGCCGCTGGCAACGCCCTGCAGCTGCTGCAGCTGTGTCAGCTGCGCGTTGCGGAACGCTGCGTCGCGGTTCGGGTCGATCTGCGCTGCTGTCTGATTGGCGATTCCGCCAGGGCCCATGCCCTGGTTGACATAGCCGAGCAGCTGATCGCGGTCCTTGTACTGGGTCGGGACGTTGGCATTGGTGACCATGTCCCACGAGAACGGGTTGTACCAACTCATGTTCAGCTGCTCCTTGATGCGCCAATCTTGAAGTCCGGTCCGAGTCCGCCGCCGATGAGCAGAAGCTCTGACAGCTCGAACGATGCGCCGAAGTCGCCGTACGCCTCGATGTCCTCGATGAGGAACGAGACCGACTGGCAGCGCCGGTTGATGTGAATGCGCCGTTGGTAGCGCGTGCCACCGGACTGCGGGCCACCGTATGCGCCCGCGCCGTATGCTCCAGCACCGTACAGCGACGGATCGTAGTTGGCGTTGACGTCGCACAGCACAGCCGGATAGTACGCCTCGCCGTAGTCGAGGCGCCAGCGAACGGACAGCGTGTGCGGGCTCTGATAGGAGCCAAGGAAGTATGCCCACAGGATCTTCTGCCAGCCCTGCAGGTACTGCGCGACATGGATCCAAGCGGTTTCGATGCGCAGCGGGATCCGCGAGTTGTCGTCGCGGTACACGCCAGGGGTCTCCTGGAACACGCGGCCGTCGGTGCGCAGGTAGTGGTAGATGCCGTCCACGACGACCGCATCGAGGCCGAGGTGATTGGAGAACTTGGACCACTGGTCGCGATCGTAATCCCAGTACAGCGAGAACCCGTCGGCGGTGTCCGTCAGGTACAGGATGCTCTTGCGGTCCGGCAGCAGCGTGGTGCGCGTGAAGTTCTGCGTCCCCAGCGGCTCGACTGGATTGCCGATGTCGATGACCTGCCGCTGGCGCGACAACAGCTTGATGCCCTTCCGGCTCTGGAACGTGATACCCGCCGGCGTCTGCCCGATGCTCGCCGACGACAGGCAGCCAACGTCAGAGGTCACGCGCTCGGCAGATGTGAACGCGTTGGCTTCAGCGCCCGCGGATGGATCCGCCAGCGGACCAGGGCCACCGAACACATAGGTCTCGGTCTCCTTGAACACGATGATCGTGTCGTCGAGCCCACCTATCGCCGTGATGGGACCGCCGGACGGATCCACAGACAGCGACAGGTCCACCGGCGCTTCGAGCGCGGTGTCGTCGGCGATCGACTGCGAGTAGCGAACGAGGTACGGATCGGTCGTATCGTTCCAGAACAGCCGGGACTTCGACGCCGCGATGATGCTCCCGCCCCAGGATGCCGGGGCGTTCGACAGGATGCCGCCGTTCGTGTAGAGCGGCTCTCGCAGCAAGACATCCGCATCTGCCAGGCCGTCAACAAACGTTACCGTGCTGACGGTCGGATCGTTGAGGACGAAGCGATTCGAGCCCGCGGTCACTGTGATGTCCGTCGATGTGACGCGGTACAGGGGCAGCGTCGAGTCGGTTCCGGTGGCGCCGGCCACGGAGCGCGCGACGCAGACGTACACGACCGGGAACCGCGTCATGCGGCACGTCGGGATATCCATCGTGAGCGAGCGCGGTCCGCCGGTCATCGTCACGAGCAGCGGGACGCTCGTCGGGCCACGGTGCAACTCGCCCTGCGCGTCCACGGCCTCGTACCACCAGCGGTAGAGATACGTCCCGTTGGCAACCGACCCGCCTGCAACCATGGTGACTGCGGCAGACATGTTGACTGCAGCGCCAGCCGCGTTGTAGCCGTAGTCCGGGGCACAGTGAAAGTCAGCCTCGTGCCATGCATCGCCGTCGTAGTGCATCGGCGCCGAGCTCGCCAGGTATAGGCCGCGTCCGAGTTGCGCGGTCTGGTAGCGGACGTCGAAGTTCAACGTAGCGAGCTTGATACCCTGCTCGCTGAACTGGTCGCCGTTCTGGCTCGACAGCTGGATGCGGTAGGGCAGGCAGACGGCGTGCTGCCGCGAGTACAGGTTCGTCTCGTCGAGATCGATGGACAGCACAGACGGCAGATGCTGTGTCCACGCTCGAGTTCCTGCGCCGGTGGGCCGCATGAGCGCTCCGGCGGCCTCGCCGGGGAGTAGCCGCGAGACGATGATCGGCACGGCAGACGAGCCGCTGATGCGCAGCGCGGCGATGTATGGGAAGTAACGCACGGTGTGCGCCACCATGACGTAGACATCGCCATCGGCGAGGTTGACGCTGTCATCGGGCAGCAGCGTCGCACCGTCATGCCAGGCACGGGACACCAGACCGTGACCCAGCAGCGTTGTCGATAGCAGGTCCGTCGTGGTGTCGTTCTGGAACATCCTGCCACTGACGACGGATGTCAGGTCGGTGCGCGCCGCCGTGACCTCAACGGCCCAGTACAGCACCGGAGCGCCGCTGCTGTCAGCGGCCCCGAAGTCCGCGATGACCTTGGCCGCAACCAGGGCAGGTCCGGTAACGTCACGGAACACGGTCGTCAGCGATGCGCCGCTGATGAACCGAGCGCGCAGCACGCCACCCGTACCGCCCCAGATCACGGCAACGATTCCGAACACGCCATCCCATGCGACGGCGATTGGCCCGGCGAGGATGTCTGCATAGGTCGCAACGGATGGCAGTGCCGTTGCCGGTCCACCAAGCACGCCGCCGGGCGCCAGCCACGCAACGCGGAACCCGCCGCCAATCTGTGCCCAAGCAATCAGTCCGGGTCGCTGATCGAACGCACCACTGGCGCCGTTCGGTGTAGCCAAGGCGTCGTAGAACGGTTGTAGTGGATCGAGGTCTCCGGTCAGCGCAGCCACCACCGGCGTCGCAGTCGGAGACGCCGGGTTGATGACACAGATCTGCAGCTGGTTCAGATCGCCACGAGTCCAGATCACATGGATCTGCTCACCAACCGCGATGCAGCGTGGGCTGCGTGCGGACGATGAGGAGTCGAGTTGGTACTGCGAGCGCAGGATCCTATCCGTCTGGCTCTCGATGATGGAGATCCACACGCCACCGCGGGAGTCCTCCCACGCAACCACTCGGACCCCGTTACGGTCGGCGATGTCGGGCTGCGTCTGCATCGTTCCGGTGCGGGCGATCGGCAGCGTGGTTGCCGTAGTCGCGGCGACTTCCCCGGTATCCGCCCAGCGATCGTTGGACGGGCGGTAGGAGTAGCAGCGCTTGTCGGTGAACAGGAGGCGCTCACTGTCGCGAACGGCCAGACCTCGCGCGTTCGTGTAGTCGCCGCCGCCGTCCTGGATCTGCGTACTGAGCGCGATGTAGCCGTTGCGCTTGGACAGTGTCGTCTGCCGCGTGAACACGGCGTTCTGCAGGTCGAGCAGCTTCGATGTCGGGACCTGCTTAGGATCCTGGCGCAGCTCGACGCCGCCCGAGAACTGGATCGGCAGTGCACCCTTGCGGATGCTCACGACGTCACCGAGTAGCCGTAGGCCACATCGGCGGTGCCTGCGCTTACGTTGAGAATGATTCCGTAGAACGTTCCAGCTGCAACCACCTGGCTCAGTCCGCTCTGCCCCATCACAAAGGCGCCAGGCGCATTGGCCGAGCTCGTCTGAGCGACCCCAACAACAGTACCACCACCGCCAAGGTGGGCCCCCGTCCACACGATCATCGTTGCCGTCAGTGTGACCGCCGCGTTGCTCGCTTTATCGACGTACGCACTCCACGAGGTGATCGTCTCTCCAACGTGGATGGGCACTGGTAGGACCGTGCTGCTGCCAGTGCCGATCGTGACCCACATGGCATTACCGGCAACTGTGAATGACCCAGTTCCGGGAAGTGCCATCCCAATAGGGAAGGTGCGAGTCCCTAGCGACTCGACCGACACCGTGCCCGCCGAATCAACACGCAACGCAGCCTTGGATGCGGGCAGCGCAGCCGGCATCGTTAGCGTGTACGACGCGGCGAGCGCGGCCGGCGATGCGAGACGCACGCGGTTCGTGGGCACACCCGCCGCCGGGTTCGCCTTGAACTCGTAGAGGTCGACGTCGGCGCTGCGCATACGCGCGTACTGACGAACACCTGCGCCGATCTGCTGCTGGAACCAGTAGCTGTCCGTTGCGTCGTCGAACACGACAAGCGCGCCGGCCGCGGAGTAGTCGCCACCGATGCCGCCCGTGAACGCAGCAACGTTCAGCGCGGCGCCAGCGGTGAACTTCACCAGCACACCGCTCGTGTTGCGCCAGTACAGCTCGTTGTCCGCGCTGTTCAGGAACAGGGCGCCGGACAGCAGCGTCATGCCCGACGCGGCCTGCGGGGCGAAGTCGATGGCCTTCAGATCGGTGATGGCATGGCTCACTGCAGCCGAGGACCACGACACGTCCGCGTCGATCTTCAGGCCAGCTGACGGGACCTGCGCCCCCTTCCCCGTCGTGTGGTCGTGGCTGTCGATCACCCCGAACACCGCATCCAGGATGGTATCCCAGACGTCAGCGGATCCGTGCTCTACGGGTAGCGTCAGCCCCATCAGCGGCGTCGTGGTCACGAGAACTCCACGTACGCGTTGGGTTGAGCCACGCCAACGCAGGTCACCGTGGCCTGCTTGGCGTCGGCGCGGGTCAGCGCGTACGCCCAGGAGGCATCGGCAACGGTCGGGGTCACCGCTACGCCACGCGGCTTGCGCCCGAGACCGTGTGTGATGGTGTTTGCACCAACGATCAAGCTCACGAACACGCCGTTGCGGTCGTGCAGCTGATCGGCGGCACGCTGGGATGCGTCGGCAAGCTGCCGCTGAACGAAGTCATCCGCCACGGGGGCGATGACACGCGCGCGCTGCTGGGGTCGCTGTGGCTTCTGCGTGGGCATCACCAGTCCTCATCGTAGCCGAGCCATCCTCCGCCGTTCTCGCGGCGAGGCCCAGCTGGGTTCAGGTAGAACGGCTCGCCGGCATCGCGCGCATCGGCCGCCGAGCGGAGCAGCCCAGTGAGTCGGCCGATCTTCGCATCGCAATCGGTTGTGCTGAGATCGCTGCGCTCGAGTAGGTCACGCTGGGCGATCTGCACGACGAGGCGGATCTCGATGGGTACGTCGAACACGATCTCGTTCGTGTCGTTGACGTCGCTGAACTGGTACGGCGCCGGGATGTAGAATACCCGGATCGTCCCAGCGTCCGGCGGCGGCGCCAGGACGATCACCGGCCCCTGCATCCGATACCGCGGCGCGCGGCGACCCGACGACGTGCGGCCAGAGAACATGTGTGCGCCATCAACGGCGTGTGGCAGCATCGGCGTCCACCGCGTCGTGCTGCTGACCACGACGTCCGGCGTGTAGTCGAGGTGACGAAGCTTGTAGAGGCCCGGGGCGACGTCGGTCAGCGGGTACGAGTCAACGCCAGACGTCAGCAGGAAGTCCGTCTGCGTCGTGTAGTAGTCGAGCCACTTCTGCGTGACGATGTCGTAGCCCTCGAGTAGCGCGAAGTTGATCGCCTGCAGCAGGATGGCCGGGGTGATGTCGCCCGAGTTCTCCCACTGCCCGAGTTGCTGCACTGCGAGCGACAGCTGCGCAAATGTGCTCTTGAGCGGAACCGTGTCGCCGCCGAGGTATGCGGCCAGGCCGAATGCGAGGCTGCTCACAGGGTGTCTCCCACGATGAGCCATCGCGTGAGCGACTGGCTGTAGTAGAGGTTGACGCCCGTGTTCGCGGTGAGCACGGTGTTGGCACCGCCGCGGCCGATGAACCGGTTCGCCGCGGTGCTCAGCGCGTCCTGGTGGGTCAGCGTGATGGCGTTGGCGCTGTTGTTGTACACGGTCAGCCGTCGACCGGTGGTCGGCGTGGCGAGACCCGTGATGTTGAACGGCGCCGTTGCGCTCACGATGAGCACGGCGGCGTTGGCGAGCCCTGACGGGCTGTAGTCGTTCTGGTTCGCTGCGATCGCAGCCGGGGTGAGCTCGCCGAGCATGCGCTCGGTGGCGTTGTTGACGGTCCCCGACTGGAACGTCGCCGCGAACTGCATCGTGATGGGGTTATAGATGAACCCGTTCCCGGCGTTGTCGAAGTTGAACAGGTCGACGCCGCCGGTGAAGTTGCGGAACCGAACATTGCTCGCATCCGGGAAGAAGAATCCCCATGCGCGCGTCGCCGCGTTGTCCGTGATGACCAGCGCGCGGTTGTTCACCGCATCGGCCTTCACGTCGACGCCAGCGCCGAACACACTCGAGCCGGTCAGCCGGCCGTTGTTGTCGAACCAAGCTCGGTCAGTCCCCGATGAGTCCTGCGCCGCGAGCGAGATTCCCGTCGAGGTTGGGATGAACCGAGCGCCACCGCGCCAGGCCACATCCGGCGTGACGTAGATGGGCACGTTGATGGCACCGAACGTGACGCCGTTCTTGAGGTCCTGGATGACTGGGTTGATCAGGTTCTCGTTGGTGACGCCACGGATCTGGATGCCAACGTTGGAGGCGACGTTGGTGATCTGAATGCCCGCCGTGGTGGTGCCCGCTCCCTGCAGGAGTTGCACACCATCGATGAGCGTGTGCGCCGCGCCATCGAGCTGGATGCCGATCCGATTCGTCGCGCCGTTGCCCATCTCGATGTGGACGTTCTTCAGATGGTACTGCGTCGAATGTCCGCTGCCAGAGAGCCGGATGGCTGGCTTGTTGGAGCCCTGGTTCTCGACGACGATGTGGTCGAAGTAGATGCCGGCACATGCGCCGGTGTTCGCGCCGGTTTCCTCGACGACAAGGCCCTCGCCGATGGTGTTGTTGATCCAGTTGTTCTTGAACAGGATCGGCCCCATGCCGCCCGGTGTGCCCTTGGCGGCGACGCGAAGCCCGACGTTGGAACCACCCTGAACGACGCAGTTGTACATCCACGAGTTGACGAAGATGGACAGCCACTGAACGACAGCATCGGAGCACACAGCACCGTTGCCCTGATTGCCATCAAACAGGATGCTCTCAAGGAACATGTACTCCTGGATTCCGGTCTGCCCGAAGTTCTCGATCATCGCCGTGTCGCTGAACGTTGACGAGCAGCGCAGGATTGCCCGTGATGGCACGGTACCGCGCAGGCCGACTCCGTTCCGCGCGACCAGCTTCTGTCCGATGAGATAGGGGCCGCCGCCGAGGTCAACGAAACCACCGTACGCTCCGGTGGTCGCGTTGACCGCAGCAACGGCATCCATCGCCGCCTGAATGGCGGGCGCATCGTTCGTGACGCCATCGCCTACGGCTCCATACGCTGCCGCGTTCACCGACGTACTGCGGACGACATTGATGATGTCACCGATGGACGTGATGAACGCGTTGATATCCGTGTAGGACACCTGCCGAGACGCATCGGTGACGGGGTACTTGTTTCCCGCCTTGAGCGCTGGCAGCGCGATGTTGTCGTAGACGTAGTTGGTCATCAGTACGCCGGGACCGTCTTCTGTCCAGTGATGATGAACGTGACGAAGTCCGTCGACAGCAGGTCGACAGCAGCCCCGGTGGTCGCGAGGTTGGTGCCGAACGTCAGGACGCGCGTAGTCGGGTTGTAGTCCGTCCAGTACGCGTCCTTGTATGCCGCGGCACCGGTCGTAGATGCCACGCGGATGTCGATGTCGAGGATCACGGGGAGCCCATCACTGAACGTCACCGTGTAGGCGCCGACACCGGAGCGTGTCGGGATCACCGTCGTCGAGACGAAGTTGTTCGACGTGTGCATGTACCCGGCGGACGAAGTAGACGAGAACGTGGTCGGCGCACGCACCGGGGCCGCCGCGCCGGCACCTTGCAGCTTGCCGAACATCGTGACCATGTCGTACGGCATCGCCGTAGCGGGGTTGTCTGACCGGTTCATGGTCGGCTCCTTACGGCAGGACGATGACGCAGTTGTAGCCTGGCGCCTTGCAGCTGAAGTTGAAGTACTCACCGATGCGGGCCTCGTAGCCGTCGTTGAGCTCGGAGACCTTGATGATGCTGCCGGCACGCTTCTGGAGGAAGTTGGGCGCGGGGCCCGCCGAGAACATGCACCAGGTCGACCAGGTCAGGACGTAGATGCGCTTCGCCGGGCAGCACCGGTCCGTGTAGATGGACAGGTCCTTGCCGTTGAGGTTCACGCTGAACCCCTTGAAGCCGATCGTCGCCATCTTCTTGCCGTCGTAGCCGACGGCCGAGGTGATGACCCACTTGCCCTCGAGCTGCTTGGAGAACGTGCCGAAGGTGATCGGGTTCATCCAGATCACGTCCGGATCGCCACCGATGTTGTCCACCGCGGCGACGGCATCCACGAGCAGGTTGGCGATCGACCGGCCATCCGTGCCGGTGATGCGCAGGCCACCCAGGTAGTCCGACTCCGTGGTCCGGTCGACGTTGTAGAACAGCGTCGACGTCGGCGCCGTATCCGGCACCCAGTCCGCGAGCCCCGAGGCCGAGGTCCCAGTGCCGGCGTTCTGCCCGTCACCGTTCAGGTAGAGGAAGTCCGTGTTGACCAGTGCCGCGATGCCCGCCGTGCCGTTGCCGGTCAGGATGAACGTGCCGTTGGTGCGGTTGACTGACAGGATCGTGATCGTGCCCGCACGAAGCGCCGAGCCGAGCGTCGCCGAAGCCGTCAGCACCTCGCCGGCGCGGACGCCCCACATCGCCGAGATGTCCGAGAACGCCATGTTCGGCGTCGCGACATTGACGACGCCATCGAGCTGCCCGACCTCGCCCGCTTGGGTGCGGAAGAATCGGAAGTTAATGTAGTTGCCCTCGGCCTCGATGCCGTTGTCGAACTCGTCGAACGCGCTCTCGAACGCATCCTCGTCGCCGGTGGCCGTTGCTTCGATCGCCTGGTTGTCCACCTTGGCGATCCGGTAGTGCTGCCGGCGCGTGACGTTGAAGTTCTTGTAGCTCGACGTGTTGTTGTTGGCGTTGGTGACCGCCACGGAGAACGACACGGAGCCGCCGCCGGGCAGCGCCGTCATGATCGGCTGGACCCACTCGCGGCCGCCGACCATCTTCTTCTGGCTCTTGGCGAGCATGCCAACAGCCTTGTTCTTCTGCATCGCCATACGGGCGACTTCGAGCGGTGAGTAGTGCTCCTTGACCATGGGGTCAAAGATGGTGAGATCGAGAACACTCATGTAACAGGTCCTTTCAGGGTTGGACCTGCTCAGTTCGGACTACGCCTTCAGCTGCTCTCGCGTTCGAGCGAGCATCTTCCGGAGGTTCGCCTTGCGTTGGTCGCGATAGTCGACATTCGCGGGGCCATCGTCTTCGGCGACTGGCGTCGGGGCGGGCTTGGGTTGCGCTGCCGGGGCTGGACCTGGTGCCCCACCTGTTGGAGTCGCTGCTTTGGCCGGGACCGGCGCCTGTGGCGCTGTCGGGGTGAGCAGGGATCGAAGCTTGTCAGCTTCCTTGATAGCATATTCAGCTTGCTTACGGAAGTAATCGTTGGCGAACTTGGCCGCACCCATCCAGTCGACGGGCTGACCGCGCTCGTGCTGATCCTTGACGATCGTGAACACGATCCCAGACGGATCCTCTTGAGCATGGAGGAACTTGAACTCGGCGCGCGTCGTCGCGACCAGATCGGACACCTGCCGCGCAGCCTGCGCCTCGGCCTGCTCCTTGAGCTGCTGCTCGCGGGCCTCGGCTGCCGCTCTGTCCGCGGCGGCGCGCTGCTCTTGCAGCTGCTGCTCTCGACGGGTCAGGTCAGCCTTGTAGACCTTCACCGAGCGCACGGCCTTGCGCGCGTCGATGCGCCCCTTGAGGTCAGACGGCAGCTGGATGCCGAGCGCGTGCTCGGACAACTCGGTGACAACGTCTTCGATGATGTCCTTTAGCTCGGCATCGGTCGCGCCGTAGGTCTTCTGCAGCAGCTTGGCGAGCGTCGCGCCTGGACGCTCGATGAGGTCCGTGTCGCTGAACAGCTCCTTCTCGCGAGCCGCGATGCGCTCCTCACGGGCCGCATACTCCTTCTCGCGCAGCTCCTGCAGCACCTTCGCCTGCTCGGCGGCAGCCTTGCCCACGTCGTGCATCGGCGGGGTCGGCGCAGGCGCGGGCGCAGGGGTCACGGCAGCCGCGGCAGGTACATCCGGAACAGCGATGGGTGATGCTGCTGCTTCGACGGATGCCGCTGCCGCGGCGGGTGACGATTCGATGGCCGGCTGCAGGTCGTCGGAGATGCCTTCGACGCCGGCTGGGGATTCGGATGCGGCCTTGGCGATGCCACGGAACATCGCGCGAACCTTGTCGGACAGCACACGGCCGCCGCGCGGACCACCGGTGACCTCGCCCGTATCCTCGGCGGTCTCCTCGATGCGCGCCGGCGCTTCGGACTCGGCGCCGGACTCGGTGGTCGGCAGGTCGATGGATGGCTCGTAGTCGTCAGACATGGTTGCTCACATGGGGCCGAACGGGCTCATGCCCGCGGCGAGTTGAGAGGTCGCACCACCCATTGGATCCGGAACCTGCATTGGCCCCCCGCTGGGGCCAATGAACGGAACGCCACCAGGGCCGGGCGGCATTCCCGGCGACATCCCCATCGGGGGCGGCGGCATCTCGGCGCCGGGCGGCCCTGGTGCCATCGGCGGCGGGGCGGGTGGCATCGCCTGCAGGGATTCGTCCTCGAGCATCTGCAGGAACCAGCGGTAGCGGCCGAGCAGCGCGTCGCCGGCGCCCTCGCTGAAGGCGTTGCCGAGCTCGCCGAGCGCCATCTCCTTGGCGAGGCCCGGCGGGCTGAGCATGTACGGTGTGGGGACGCACATCTCCTGCGGGATCTTCTCGTCGCCGAGCATCTCCATCAGCTTCTCGAGCTGTCGGTACGGGCCGAGCAGGTGGCGGTTCGCGCGGGCGATGTCGGGCTCCTCGAACAGCGAGGCGGTGATGAGCGGGTTGTTGAGCAGGCCTGGGATCTTCGCCATGTCCTGCAGCGCATCCAGCCGGCCGCCGCGGGTGCTCGGGATGAAGTTCTCGGGCTCCGGCATCAGGTGGTAGTTGCCGCCGTCAAAGTCGAACTTCTCCCAGTCGATCTCATCGATCCAGGGCGCTGGTTCGATGCTGTCATCCTCGGCCGCGAGCGCTGCGATGTCCTTGGCCTCATCGAGCAGCGCCATGCCGACGTCAACGCGACCCATGGCGTACTGCAGCTCGAGCTGCGAGAACCGATCGCTCTCGATGTCCATGAACGTGTCGAGCGCCTTGCCGCTGGCGTTGGGTCCGAGCGGATTGCGCGACGACGCCGCTGCCTGGCTGATGCCAGAGACCTCGTACATTTGCTGGATCAGCCAGCGTAGGCTGTCCATGGCCTGCTTCGAGGCTGGATCTGGAGCGATGTACGATGGAACACCTCCGTCGTACTCGACGACCTTCGGATCACGACCGCGCAGCTGCGACTTGGGGATGTTCGAACCGCGCGGCACGAACACGGTCAGCTGGGACGCCCAGTGGAGTGCCAGCTGGTGATCGCTCCACAGCTCGTTCACCTTGTTCTGGCTTCCGGCAAGCTGCTGGATTAGCCCGATGCCAAGAAACCCGCGCATGGACGGCGTCCACTGCACGCGGGCGATCGGAAACCGCGAACGCTTCCACAGGCGTTCATCGAGCGGTGCCTCGCCGTCGCGGATGCAGGTCAGGGTGCAGCCATCGCCCGCTCCAGGGTGCGAGGGCAGTCGCCATGCCGTGATGACCTCGATCTGATCGGGGTCCATCGGCGAGTCGTAGTCGGTCGGATCCCAGTAGTCGCGCGGCGCCGCGGTGACGTCCCGGATCCGCTCGGCGAACTCCGGGTACTGTGCGGTGAGCACGGTGCGATCGATCATCCGCACGCGAGCGAGCGTGAGCGGCGAGCCGTTCCGACTCTCGCCATCGTCGAACACCAGCTCGCTGCGCGGGAACTTCTCCAGCACGGCGTCACCGCCGCGGCGCATGACGTGGATACAGCCGTCGCCGCGGACCACACCGTCACGCAGGAACATCGGCATCATGCGCTCGATGGCCGGCGTGGCCATCTTCTTCCGCAGCACGCGGCTCGCGCGGCGCGCGTAGAGCTTCTCGCTGTACTCGGCGTCGTCGGCGCCGATGACCGGCATCGCGCGGCGCTTGCCGATGCGGGCAACCGACGTGTCCACCATGGACTGGAGGACGTTGAGGTAGCTCGACATCGAGGACTGGGCGCGAAGGAAGTCCATCGCGGCCATGTTGATACGGCGGCCGATGGGACGGCCCTCGTAGATGGCCTCGTGGATCAGGTCCAGCGTGCCGTAGCCACGAAGGAACGCCCGGCGGGTGTCCGACCATGACCAGAGCGCCAGCGCGGCCTCGCGGCCCTTGAGTTGCCACCAGCGCGCGTGAAGAGCGACCGGCTCATCCGGCTGCTCGCGACCAGGGCGGACGTCGGCGACGTCCTTGCGCTTACGGCGCGCCAGCCGAGGTGGCAGCGCGTAGCTGGTGCGCGGTCAGGTTGAGGACTGCGAGTAGTCCGTCGATGATGTCGAACAGCAGGGACAGCGATGCGCCGTCGTCGCCCTTGGCGATTGCCATGACCATATCGTTTGTGAGCGACGCCTTGGCGTACGTGTAAGTCCCGATGCTGTTGAGCACGCGGACCTCGTGCAGATCCAGATCGGGATGGCATCCGATGTGGATCCTGATGTTCGGCGACGGATAATGCTCGCGGAGCACCGGCTGCAAGTTGTCGTTGATGTTCACTGGCGCCGCCCCACCATCATCCGCCACTCGGACTCGGCGATGCCGAACTTGCCGCACATGTACGAACACTTACCCCAGCACGTGTGCATGACGCCGCGACATCCGCACTGGGGCGTCTCGACGAACAGTGGCCGATACGGGTTCACTGCGGCCACCGTATCACAGGCGTCACAGCGTAGCCACCAGGTCTGCGACCGCCTCGCGCCAGACGTCGCCGTTGCTGCGGTTCGAGAGCCACACGTCGGCATCCATCTGGACGGTGCGGTTCCGGCCGCGTACCTCGATCTGCCAGATCGGCGGCGCGTCATCGCTCATGTCCTCCTCGAAGACTCTGCACCGCGCGGTCGGCGCGATGATGCCAAGCAGGGCGCTGACCTGCTCACGACACTGCTTCTGTTCTTCGGTGGTCATGGCTTCCTCAGCATGGCGAACATCGGGTTCTTGGCCATGACGATGTCTCCATAGTCCTCGATCACATCGCTCAGCAGCGAGCGGTCACTGCAGACAGGCGGCCGCTGGGCGCGCTCCGCCAGCCACGTCTCGACGTCGGATTGGTCCTTCGTGGACTCCTGCATCTCACAACACACGTCGCAGCAGTCGTGGCTGAGATCTGTCCATCGCGTCGGACCGTAGTTTCGGCATTCCAGTCCAGTATTGTCCATGTGTTCATCGATGTGGATACTCGGACAGGTCTCGCGTTCCCAACGCGATTCGCGTCTACCGTCGACGACGTACTGCTTGATGCGGTCGCCCGGACGCGGGCAGTGGTCCCGAATCATCTCGTCGAACGAGACCAAATCCAGAACAGGCATCGCTACTTGCTCCTCAGTACCGGGGTGTACTCTTCGCCGCCCATGTCCTGTATCGCCCGGATCATCACGTCGGGCGCGAACCGTTCGTACAGAGAAGGACTATGCTCCGGTGGCGCGTCGGGCTGCTTCCGGGCGATGAGCGGCACGGCGCGGACCACGTCCACTGTGCATGCGCCGATCGTGATGCGGCTCAGTTCGATGCCCTCAGTTTTGCTCCAGCGAAGCAGCGCCTTCACCTGCGCTGCATCACCCGTAATCTTCATAGATCGCGGCATTCAGGATCTCCTGCTCCTCTTTTAGCACCCATTCGGTACTTCCCGGTACCACTTGCGGTACCGGCTCGCGGAATCTGTGGTGGAAACTCTCGCGGTGCCCGTACAGCGCCGCGTCGCTGACATCGTGCGGCGTACCGTCCTCGACCTCGCGGCCATCCTCGGTCCGCAGCTTCTTCCATCTGTGCGCCTTCCACTCCAGCATCAGCGGGCTGTCCTTGCGCAACACGATGAATCCCTTGCGGATGTCGTTGTTCATCTGCTTCTGGGCCATGGCCTTGTTCTGCTTGGTGGCCTCGGTGATCGGCAGGCTGTAGCGCTCCATCCACTTCCGCGACCAGCCCATCACCGCCGGCTTGCCGCCGCCGCCAGCGTCCGCGGTGATCATCGACAGGCCGATCTGCCCACGGACCGAGTGGAGGTGCGTTGCCATCTCGTCGTAGTCGAGTCCGGCCATCTTCCAGCTCGCCACTTCGTACAGGATGGAGTCCATCAGCGACCACGCCCACACGCAGAACGCGAACGCGGCCCGCGTTCCGAGATCGGCACCGCAGATCGTGAAGTACTGGCGCTCCTCGGCCCAGCCCGGTAAGTCCGTCAGCGCCAGCCTCAGGTCAGGGAAGCCGTCCACGCCGAGCCGCTGGGGCAGGGTGGCGATCTTGTGCTCTGGCACGCTGTGCAGCGCGTACACGAACCGCGCATCCTGCTTCACCCAGCGCGCGTAGTACTCGCGCAACAGGTCCGGGTCATCCTCGGCCCAGCCGTTCTCGCGGATCGCCGCGCCGGCCGCGCGATCCCAGCGGACCTCGAGTGCCGCCGCCAGCGCCTCCTCCTCGGTCCATGACGGTGATGGTCGGTACGGCGCCCAGCGGACGTCGATGTTGTCCATCACCACCCACTCGTCGCCATCACGCACGACGCGGCCGAAGAACGGGTTGTCCACGGCCGCGATGCGATGAACCTCCCAGCCCGTGAGCGGGGGCTCGTCGTCGGCGGTGACCTCGTAGAACATCCCAACGCAGTCACGGCCAGGGGTGCCGGTCATCCAGCACTCACCGACGAAATCGGACATCGAAGGGACGATGACACCTCGGTAGAAGTAGTCGAGGCCGCTTAGGTCCTGGGCCTCGTCGATCCAGAACACGTTCTTCGCGATGCCGCGGAGACCCTCGGCCATGCCCTCTTTGTCCGCACCGAACAGGTCGATCTGCGATCCGTTGGAGAACTCCAGCTTCAGGTCCTGCCGAAGGACGCGGATCGTGATGCCGGCCAGGACGTAGGCCTCGACGCCAAGGCCCTTGCGCTGCTTGCCGAGCAGGCGAATGACGTCGACGAACCCGGACCGTGTGTCATTCTCCCAGGCTCTCCGACGCGCATCCTTCAGGGTGCCGGTAATGTAGGTGGCGCGATGGTTCGGCATCTCCAACGAGCGCGCGATCAACTCACGGCAGCCGCCGGCCGTGGCGCCGCTGCGGCGAGTCTTCTTCGTGGCGCGCCGCGGGGCCTTGGAGCGGAAGAACTCACGCTGCTTCGGGTAGAAGAATGAGCGGATGCGCTCGCAGGTCTCCGCGATGACCGCCGCCTGCAGTTCGGCCTCCGCTCGAGCTCGTCGGCGAGCGAGCAGGAGCGTGGCGTGGTCGCGGTCTATCGCCAGCGGTCGACGAACCGCGCAGCTGGTGCGGCGTCAATCACAGTCGAACCACTTCCCGAGCGCGACAAACGCAGCTGCGATCACCTTGCCGTTTGGATAGAAGATGTACGCATCATCATCGCCCCACCACGTGTGGCGCAGTTCGCGGAGACCGATGTATCCAACTCCACGAATGATAATCCGCGCGGTAGGTCCGGCAACGATCACGCCATCGCAGTTCGTCGATTCGCCCTTCTCGAGTTCGAGAACCGCAAAGCTGACCCTGCCGTCTTCAGTCTTAGTAAGCAACCACCCGCCATGGATGACAGCTACCTCATCAGCCCTGCCAATGGCGTCGTTGACGTCGATATCGCCATCCTCACCACGGATGAAGCTATCATAGAACTCGCCTACCACTGGACCCCATAGAACGCCATCGCCGTGAACACGCCGGACACGGCCAGTATTAGGAACTGAGGAGAGACGCGTTCAACATCCTCCTGCTCTCGGAGAGCACGAAGCATCTGAACCATAACGTGACCACCGCACACGACGACAACCGACGCCATCCACAGCAGAGCGATCCACTGATACCAGATCACGACTGCATCACCTTCCGCGAGCCCACCACACCGAGTCCCACTTCGCCGAGCAGCGATGCGGCTGTCTCAGGCGATAGATCCTTGATGGTCACGATGGAGCGACCACCATCCAGCGCGAAGATGCGCGTGTTGTAGCGGCCCTGGCACTCCGTCGAGCACGTGTTCAGGTGGAAGTCGTCCCAGGTCACATCGTTCAGCGACCGCGGCGTGAACCGAGCGCTGCACATCGGGCATGACTTCTCCACGCCGGTCTGGCCCTCGCCGAGCTTGAACAGGCGCTCGATCTCCTCGTCTCGCTCCTCGATGGTCATGTCGTCGATGTCACTCATGCTCTGCCTCCGTATGACCAGCTGCCATCCGTATGCTCGGTAACGCGAACTCCGCGCTTCCTGAGAGCTGCCTTCTGTTCATCCTCCGATAGGTCATGGATCCAGTCGGCCGCGCACGCATCACAGACGTGGTAGTGCGTTTGCCATGCCCAGGGCCTGGTTGGTTTTCCGCCGAATCTCTTGAGTTGCGTGGCAATCGGACGCTCGCCGTCGAAGTGAGCCCAGCAGTACACCTCCTTCGCGAACTCGCGAGGTTTGACGCCGGCCGCGATGCACTCGTAGCAGTTGGTAGCGTAGTCCTTGTGATCTGCCGCCAGTTCGAGATGCGTCTTGGCCGATGTCCGGTTGCACGCCGTGCACTTGAACGTAACCATAGGGTTTGTTCGGCACGCCATGCAGATAATCTGATCCAGATCCGCACTGGCCTCCATACTCAACGGATCGTACCATGCGCTCCATCCGCACGTATCGCACTGCCGCTCTACGGTTCCCTTGGGCCTGAGTCCCGACTCGCTCATGCAATCTCCTCCTCGTTGCGAACGTCGACCTTCATTCCCATCCGGGCCAGGGCGATCTGCGCGCTGTCGCCGAGCATGAACAGCTTCAGCAGACACTCCGGGCAGGTGGCGCGCTGGATCTGCGATGGATCGGTGAACCACTCACGCATCGCAACGACACCGAGTTTGAGTTCTCCGTTTCCGATGTCGGCTCCGCACATCGCAACGTCGTAGAACTCATCGGCGCTAACGTGAATCACTCGTCGTTCCCTTCGCATCGGTAGTCCCTATCGATCTCCCACAACCGAGCATCTGCATGCTTACCAATCTCGATCAGCTTTCGCAGGCAATCGGTGCAGTCGGCTCGCTGGATCTGCGACGGGTCATTTGCCCATGTCCCATGTTGCACATCTCCGTCGTGCCATCTGCCTCCGCAGAACGTGGCTCCGTCCAGCCTGTCGCACTCGACGTGAATCACGACGGCATGCCCGTGATCTGCTGGACCATGATGCGGTTTGCCATGGCGCGGTCCACACCGCACTTCAGCAGTGAGTCGAACGTGTGACTCACGCTGCGGATGTCGGTGAACTTCTCATCAGCACAGCGCTCGCACATGGCCATCGTCAGGCTCATCGCTCCAGTCAGTTCGACGCGGTGATCCGTGGCCTCGCCGCAGCGCTTGCACGGCGCTACTTCTTCCACTCTGCCTCATCGAACACGGGAACAGCCCGCGCAAGCTCGGCGATCGCCTCGCGCATCGCGGATGACGCCTCGGTCATCCCGACCTGTGCACGCTTCGCCAGCATGGCGGCATCGCGGAACCGCAGGTACGCGGCGAGCTCGGCACCGGACAGCACAAGCCCCTCGCCGGTCTGCACATCCTGCCGCGCGGCAGAGCTGGCCAGGGCGGCATCCGACAGCGATGCGTCCAGGTCGATGGGCGCCGCATGGGCATCAGCGAGTTCCTGGCGCTTGGCCTCGCGCTCCAGATAGCCCGGCATCTGGTGGTTGATGAGGTCCCTGGCACGCTGGCTCATTCGTGGCTGATTGTTCGTGGAATCACCGTCGATGTTGGTCCAATCGGACCGGTCAGCCACGCTACTCACTTCCCGTACCCTGGCAGACGGGCAGGCGCGCCACCCAGCGGCTTGACCGGAGCCTCGGCGGCCTTGGACAGGTCCGAGTCCGTGGACCGCTTGCTGTCGGTGTCCTCGTCAGCCTTGGCGTCGGGCATCACCTTCGCGGCGGCGATCATCGCCTTGTTCACCTCGTTGCGCTTCACCATGGTCATGTCAGTCGTCCTCCTCGCAGTAGGTTACCCGATTGCGCTCGCGCTCGGCATCGGCTTTCTTCGTGGCCGCGACCTTCGCCCGCAGCTGCGCCGACCAGTAGGCGGAGATGGCATCGCGCTGGGCAGGGCCGATGATCGCGCCGACGATGTGCTCGCGCCGGTGGTTCTCGTCCATCTCTAGCAGTCGGCGCAGCGTCACGCCGTCGATCTTCACGTCCAGCGGATCGACGGAAGGAGCCGGCGGATCGCTCGGCATAAGGGCGTAGTACTTCGCCCCTAGATAGTGCTCGTCCCAGCGACGTTTGATCATGTCCCCGACGGGGTAAGCCTTCTCGGTGTCCTGGATTCGAGCAACGCCCTGCGCCCACTGGTTCGTCCAGCCGTCGGGCTGGGACACGGCGTAAGGACCGCTGGGAGCCTTCTTGAGGTTCGCCCAGTCGATGGGGCCACGCTGCGTAATCCCGGCCGCATCCTGCTGCGCCGCCAGCACCCGCAGATCATCCACAAACTTCCTGAGCGCGACGAGCCGACCATGCGCGTCCATGTGCGACTCGAACGCGTGACAGCTGCCGCACGTGTAGCCGTCGTAGGCGCTGCTCCGTCCGCGATGCGGATTACCGCACTTCTGGCACGGCATATCCTGCTCGGGACATGGAACGCTCGTCGCCGTCGTCGGAACCTCATCGTCCCATGGCTCGCTGGGGCCGATGAGTATGACGCTCACGACAGCACGTTCCTGAGCATGGCGATCGACAGCGCGATGACTGCCGCCCAGCAGAGAACATCACCAGCATCCGGCATGCGTAGCTTCACTTCTTCTTCTCCTTCTCATCCGCCATGCGGGTGATCTGGCTGATGTTGGACCGCGGGACCTCGATGTCGTGTGCGGTCGCCCCGCCGCGGAACCGCACGACCACGCCGAGCGGTCCACGGTCCTCAAGCGTGCACTGCGCATTGACCTGCCCGCTGTTCTTCGCCGACGACCAGTCGGTCATCGTCTGGCCTCCAACGATGAGCGGATGGATGAAGTGGACGTTCAGAATCACGAATCACCGTCCTTGAGTTGGTACTTGGCTCGAATGTTACGGACGCGTTCCGCTCTTGCCCCATCGTACACCTGGACGGCTGGCCTCTTGTACGACTTCGCCCAGTTGGTCGTCCCGTCGTTCATCCCGTCACAGGTCAGCGCCATCTCGTGCATGTCCCAGGCGAGATCATTCCACCCTTCGTTCCTATGGATGTCGCTGACCTCCCTGACCCGGCTAACGTTTGGCTCCGCGTAGACGCTCGGTACTGCCAGCGCCACAGGCTTCCGGCGGAACAGCTGCGTCAGCCAGCGCCATGCGCGCTTCACGCGGACACCACTTGAATCGCCGACAGATCCCGCAGGATACCGAGCACGTGGTTCTGTCGGATGCAGAGCAGCTCCTCGTCACCATCGGGCACCACCATCTGCTCACCCGTCGCCTGCTGCCGGAAGAAGATGATGACATCCCCTTCCTTGCACTGCATCGGGATGAGCGCACCAGCGCTCGAGTAGCCACCGGGACCGACGTGGACCACCTCGGCATTCACCCATGGTGTGCCGTCGCGTGACGTCTCCGGGATGAACAGCAGGTTGGAGCGCGTGCGCTCATTGGACTTGAGCGGCCGCACGAGCATACGGTCACCGAGCATTTCGATCTTCACTTCAGGCCTTTCGTAGCATGGTAAAATTTGCTGTTCGCAATCAGTTTGCATTTCCTGCAATACCGGCATCCGTCGGGATGCCTCCATGTGTTATCTGGAGTGTATTCATGCTCATGCTTGCAGTGCGTCCTCATCGATCCTTTCATCCCGCGGACTATGTTCTCCCTGGGGGTCACGACCTCGAGGTGGTCAGGGTTGCAGCATGAAACAACCCTGCATAGGTGATCTGTATGCATGCCCTTCGGTATATGAGATGTCACCCCAAGCGAAATTCTGTGCGTGTACTTTCTCTTGAACACACCATAGCCGGCCACGGTGGCTCCGCCGATCCATAGCCAGCATCCGCTCATCGGTTCAGGAACGACCCTGTCCCAGAAGGCATCCGGAAGCCTTTGATCTCCCCACTTCATTTCAGAAACTCATCCAATGGCATGAACACACTCGCCTTGAAGATCCCACGAATCACCTCTGATGCTGGTCCGTTTGACGTGCAGACGACGGGACTGTTGCGCGTCACGCCAATTTCAGCAAGCAGAGCTGACATGATGCCACGTCCGCGGAGCAACGTTCCGTCGGATGAGCGATGCCTAGAGTAAGCATAGTGCACCACCGGCGTGCGCGGCCCCTCGACGTAGAGCAGCCACCCGTAGATGGTATCGATGGCCGCATCCGGACAGCACACGAGGGCGCGGGTGTCCGGACGGTCGAGCACGCGGTCGATCTGCGCGCTGATCTGTTGCCCCGTCCGCGACCTAAGGTGACGCTGGCTGACGTGGCTCGACAACATCGAGCGGGACCACGTCGCCGCGATGAACCCCTGGTCCGATGGCCGAGGCGCGCGGATCATACGGCACCACTGCGCCGGTTGATACGTGCTGCCACATGGGCCGCTCGCCACTCGCAGAACAGCGAGAAATCGTCGTCGCCCTGCAGCATGATCCGCATCCTCGCGTTGCGCTTGAGCGCGTAGTAGCAGTCCTCGTCCAGCGTAAGGCCAGAGTGGTTCCACTCATCGCGGATCTGCGCATCGGTGAGCGTGGCTGCAGTGGTCATCGTCGAAACCCTCCAACCACGGCCGGCTGGATGACCTGGTAGCGCTTCACGCCGTCGCTGCCCGGGGTCCAGACCTCGGCGAACCAGTAGCGATGCGGGAACCACGCCAGTACTCCCTCCTCGATTCGCTTGGCTATGTCCCTGGCGTCGTGACCGTCGCAATCGCATGCATGTCGAAGAATCCAGTGCATTGCCTTCTCGGCTGCTTCTGGCCAGTCCTTCTCCTCGCGATCCTCCACGCCAAAGTCGACGACACCGCCATCGGGCAGTTCGAACTCGACGCGGAGATAGCGCTCCACGGCTGGGCGCTTGTATCCGCGAGATGCACGGAAGAACGCGGCGTCGTATTCAGCCTGCTCGGATGGCGTGTAGTTCATCGACGACTCCAGTCATTCTTCGCCCTGGCAACCAGATTGACCGCTCGATCGACTGCATCAACCTTCCCGTATAGGGCCGCAACAGCCGCATCCGCGGTGTCACCGTACGCGGTGAGCCTGTAGTCCTGTCTCGTGCAGTGCGAAGGCCGGATGCGCGCTCTCCATGGCGCTGGCCACGCAGAGCCGCTGCGCGCATGGCTGGTGTCCACACAGAACGGACGATATTGGAGGTCGAACGCGAATCCGCGAGCGGCAACGCATTCCATCACCGCCGCACCGCCCTGCGCATCTCGGCCATGTCCGGATCCGCCCACACGGCGGACTGCTCCTCGCTGGACATCTCCGCGTAGGCCTGCCGCATCCGCTCGAACCGCTGCATCGCTAGCGCGAGGCTCTTGACCGTCACGGTGCCGTCCCACAGGTCGCGTCCTCCGGTGAGGCGGGGCACGGCGTAGCGCAGCCCCGTGGAGATGAGGGCCTCGCACCACTCGCTGCCCGGCGGGTAGCCGGGTCCAAGCACGTACGCACGGAGTCGCTGCTCTTCAGCGATGAGCATCATAAAGTCCCGCCGGCGGCTGTTTCATGCCGAGAGTTACCGGGTAGCAGGATCTCCCTGCTCACCATGGCCGCTTGCGGGTGAATCTCCAGACCGAGCAGCGCAGCGGCGAACCGTCTGCCGCCCGGCATCTCATCCATGCGTGCGTACGTCAGCAACTCAGCAGGCGAGTCCACCCACTGTAGGTTGTTCGCGTCACGGAACACCACGAAGACGTCGCGGGCGGTCATACGCCGGACCACGACGGGCAGACGCGATAGGACTCAAATCCAGCCTTAGACTTCTTCAGGTGCAGCGGGACACCGAAGTACGACGACAATCCGTCAACGACGGTGCCGCACTTACAGATCGGCTTCTTCGGCTTCTCACGAGCGGTTGTCATGATGCATGCACCTCGGGCTCGAGCTTCAGCTTGGGACAAGACACATAGACCTTCGATCCGTAGCGCTGGACCATGAAGCAACGATAGCCCTCGTGGTCTACGAATCCCGATCCCGCTCCACCATTCTTGAACTCGTCGTGAAACTCCTCGTCTGTCACAACAAGTAGCGCATCGGGACCCGGTCCAGAACGCCAAATAGCCTCCGTGACCAGCTCCAGCATCCTGGGTCGCTTCACTTCATCTCCAGCATCTGCACGCGCTGCACAAAGTCATCGGACTCGCCGTGCACTCGCTTCGCGAAGTCGGCGAACTCCGAACGCTGATGTTCCACTGCCTCACGCTGGCGCTCGCGCATCAGATCGGCAGCTTCCTCGATCTTCCGCTTCGTCTCCTCGGCCCACTGCGGAGGCAACTCCTCGACGCGGTGCAGCCGGACGCCGACCTCTCCTGTCATCCGGCAGCTGTGCACGTCGTACTCGCGCCGCGCAACCTCGGGGTCAGCGACGCGCAGACCCTGCCATCCACAGGCACAGCGCGTGAAGTACGCATCGCCTGCAGTGCGCAGTGCAGCGGCTCTGTTGATGGCGTGAACTTCGGCCGCCATCGCATCACGCTGCTGCAACAGCGCTGCCGCCTTCGGAGCATCGCGCTCCGTCGGCTCGCAGCTGGTAGCGGTGATCGCCACGTGGATATCATCGGCCACTGAGCACCGTCCTGCCTGCGTCCGTCGCCATCCACATCCTCGGCAGCTTCGCGCCGGCCTTGCGGAGCCGGACATTCTGGTCGACTCCGGTCCGTGCCACGAGCCCCAGCCGCTCGAACAGCAGACGTCGAGAGCGGTTTATCCGAGCCGCCGTGGTGGGCTCGAGGAACAACCGCAGATCCCTGAGATGCTCATCCCTGAGCGTCGAGGTGGTCAACGCATTTGCACCCACCACCTTCATTCGCGGAGCCTGATCGCGCATGCCTCACTGTATGCACGATACCTGTCGAATGTCAACTACCCCAGACGTACCCGACGCGTACCCGGTGGAACATCTCGGGTGTCGTATACAGGCATCATGCTGCTGACCATCGATGCATTGACAAACGAGATGATCGACCAACTCCGTAACGAGGCCATCGACGCCGATGATACGAGAATCGCCGATGCATGTAGCATCGCGCTGGAGGCGCGAGGCTCCGCCCTCGCCGTGGAGCGCTCGCGTGAACTAGTCACGAAGCATCTGAACGCGATCGTGGCAATCACCCCGAAGATGCTGCGCGGCTGGAAGGCATGCTGGAAAGACGACCGCCTGGCCGCCTATATGAACGGGCGCGCGTTCTTCACCGCGCGAGACCTGGCGGAGGACGAATCGGTGACGCATTCCGATCGCATGTGGGGGCTCACCAACGCGCTCGCCCGTGGTGCCGATCGATGGAAGGTGTTCGACTTCGCGTTGTGGAACGCCGAGAGCACGCTGGCTAACCTGAACGATGAGTGGCGTCCGAAGATCGATGCTGTGCTCGCTCTCGTTCGCCCGTTGAGAGGTTGCGCCGAGAGCGCCGCCGAGAGCGCCCGGAGCGCCGCCCGGAGCGCCGCCTGGAGCGCCGCCCGGAGCGCCGCCCGGAGCGCCGAGAGCGCCGCCGAGACCGCCCGGAGCGCCGCCTGGAGCGCCGCCTGGAGCGCCGAG